AGACGAGGAATATCTCACCACTAAACTACAGCAGCTAAAAGAAATTAAACTATTTAGGGAGGCACACAGAAATGGCTGAGTATGAAATTACCATAGATAAAGCTAAGGAGCTTCTCACTAAAGAATGTATGGATGTTCTTAAACTCCCAGGTCTTATTGAGACTCTTCATGTTCTTGCACATGAAACTTGTCGGCTCGGAAATGAGTTAAAAGATAAAACACTTGGATCCTATAGTTATTATGAAGGACAGCTTAATGGCCTTGAGATAGCATTGTACTTAATTAATCGTCTGCCTAAAGCAAAGAAGAGACCTGCTCTTCTGAGTCACGATGAAATCGAGTATGATACCAAACCTGATGTCCTAGAATATTTTTGTAGTGTCTGTGGTCACGACGGAATAGAAAGAGAAGATCACTTTTGTCGAAATTGTGGTGCTTATTTTGAGGAGGAAGAAAATGGAAAAGCTTCTTAAATTTCTTGCTCCAGAAGTTCGTAGATTAAATAAAGAATTTAGAACTCAAACAGGTACTCAATATTTTGAAGACGATGCTCTACTAACCGGCTATGATATTATTCAGGTCTTAAAGCAATTACTCCCACTTGCTCATATTACATTGGAGGAAGAAAATGGAAAAAATCTGTGATAACTGTCGCAACGCCCTTTGTGCTCAGATGGTCTTACCGGCACGAGAGTGGTATATTAAAAAATGCTTAGATAACAGAAGATGTTATTTTATTGCAAAGAAAGAAGAGGAAATGATAGACAGTAATTACTGCTATGAAAAGTGTGAAAAAGGAAAACAGAAAGCAAGAGAGCTCCTAGACCAGAGTAACTCAGCCAATGAAGCTGCTCTCGATTTTACTTGGTGGACAGAGGAATGCAAAAAGACTTGTCCCAAATTTCAACAAAAGTCTTAATTTGTATTTTCAAAAGTCGTATAATATAATACAATGAAAAACTAGGGAGGATTTTAAAATGTCGATTACTCATACTTTTGCAGGAAGCAGAGCAGGAAGAGACTACGGTTATTATGCCTTTATCGAAAATGGTGAACTTGTTATCGGAGACGATTGGCCTCATGAAGGTGGAACTCTCTATAGAGGTACTTACTTCGGTGCCTCTCGAATTATGAAGACTCTTGAGCGAGAAAATATAAGACTATTTAATAGCATCAATAAGTATTATAATACTCATCCCGAGCATGCTGGAGTTAGAACTCTTGGCAATCTTATTCCGGGTATGAAATTCAAGCGCAAGGATGATGAGAACACTTATATGCTCGTAGACATGGAAGTCTCTAAATGTTTTGTATTCGGAGATAAACTCCAGAGCTTTGTGGCTGCTGTAGATCTCTCTACCTATAAGGTAATGCTATTTGACAAGAAGTCGGAGGTTGAGCCTGTAAATGAGACTTGAGTTTAAAGACTACACTGATTTCTCTGAGCTAACTAAATATACAGGAGAAGTTAAGCCTTTATACGGAAAAGGCACCATGAAAGGCGTTGTCTGGTGTCCTTACCCTTGTAACCGTGCAGTTGGCGACTTGATTGGCTTTCCAAAGATAGGAAAGTTTGTTGGTTGGTTCAGAACTACCTGCCCCGAATGCGGCAAAGCTATAGACTACTCTGCGGCTGATAAATTTATTTAAAAATAAAAAGAGAAGTTGGATTAAAAGTCTTACTTCTCTTTTTTATATATCGTATAATATTATAGAATATTTTATGGAGGAATTATAATGATTATTAGACTGAGCTTCGGAGACAATGATATCACAAACTATTTTGAAGATTTCTGCAAGGGTTTGAGAAATGTAATGTTTACTCCTGAACATAAGTCCTATGAAATTGAGCGAGACAACTTTGATTCGGTTGAAGCTTATTGTGAAGCTCTTAATAAAGCTTGGGATGCAGAAAAAGCATTGGAGGAAACTCGTTATCATCTCATGAATCCTGACAACCACTTCAAAAAAGGTTCTAAGGAACATAAGCAGATTCAAGAAGAGGTCCTCAGACTCTGGAGAAAGTTTGCACCTACAGTTGAGATGGAAGACTGGGGAGATCCTAAGGTCTCTATTCAGTATGAGCTCAAAGAACAATGGGAAAATGGTGAAGCAACTTACTACTGGACTGCCTATGATATTTGTATTACTCAGTAACCGGGAGGATTTAATATGACTAGAGAAGAACAACTTAAGTATGAATATGAAACAAAGCTTGCTGACCTTAAAAGAGAGCAAGCAGGCTGCGCTCATGAATGGAGTACAGCAAAATATGACCCAGAGATTCAGAGACTTCCTGAATTTGAGGAACGCTGGCAAGGGGTAGACTGCTTTTCTGTTATCTGTGGCTGGAAAGAAGAAACAAAGGCTCGTTGGAGTAGAACCTGCAAAAAGTGTGGAAAAGTAGAATATACTTGTAAGCTACTTCCACGAAACTATGAGCCAGCATTTAACTGAGGTTACTAACTATGGAAGATAAGACACTAACTGAACTTATAGAGCTTCTAAGAAAAGCGACTGTTTCAGCAGAAGATTTGGTGGCTGCCTGTGAACCGGGAGAGTATATATCTCCACAGCTTCAGTCTACTATAAAGAAGGCTAATCTTATACTTAAAGAACTTGATCAAAGTAAAGCTTTGTTGGAGGAGTAATCTATGACTAAAGAATATATTGTACGTGAAGCCGCACTTAAAGCTTTGGATAAAGCTCTGGAGGATCGTACCTGGTCTATGAGCGATAATGATACTATCTGTCAGATGATTGATTACTTGGAAAAGGTTCCAGTAGTTGAAGCTGATATTGATGAGCTCAAGAAAGAGGTTGCAGATCTCAATAATCGTCGTCATTTGATCTGGGCTATCGGACATGACTATGATGGATGCAACAGAGTTGAAAGCCTGAAGGAACTTATTGATGAACTTGTTTCTTATACTCAGCTACCGCGAGAACAAGTTCCTGATATTACTTCCAGAACCGGGACCTGGATTAAAGCAGAGTGCTCAGAAAAAGACGGAGACTCTACTTGTTCACTTTGTGGACATTGGGATTGGGATACTTGTAAATACTGCTCAGAATGCGGAGCAAAGATGAGAAAGGAGAAAAACTAATGGGAACTGTAACAGTAATCAACCTTACACCTTATGATAAGCAGATGGTACCAGAAGCAAATAAAGAATATCACACCTTTGACGACGGTAAAATCAGCCCTAGTCGTCATGCTATTACAAAAGTACTTGAGGTCATTCCTTTTGAGATTGCTGAACCTTGGCTTGTTGAATCTTGGAAAAAGAACGTAGAGGAATGCTACTGGCTTTATGACAAGGAGACTGACTACTTCATTAAAACAGAATTTGAAGATGAAGAAGATCCTTCTTACTTCGTTCGTACTACAGACGGTGGTTGGTTCTCTATTGGTTGGTGGGAGCTAGACTTGATGTAACCGGCAAGCTCTATGAAGATATGCTGAAATGGCTGGAGGAAAATAAATGAGTAAAGCAGTTTTAATTTTGGATAGTATAAAATCCTGCTCTGAGTGCTCACTGTTTGAGAATCACTATAATGATATGTGTTGTAGAGGTTTAAATAATAGAACTATCGATTACCCATACCCAGATACCTTTCGCCAAAAGTGGTGTCCTCTTAAGTCTTTGCCGGGGCATTACAATATAGAAGAAGAAAAGAAAAAGCCTCATGACCGAGATTATACTTGGGAATTCGAAGATGGTTATAATGCTTGCCTCAATGAAATTTTAGAAGAAGGAGAAAACTGATGAGTAGTTTTGGAGACGGAAATATTAAAACAAGAATTGAAAGTGAACTTTCTTATTTAGCGCAAGAGTACGCTGATGACTTTTATGACAATCATGCAGCACAAAGACAGTTCTTAATTGATGTACTTGACGTACTAAGATATATTTGTGGAGAATACTAATAATGAATTTTAAAAAAATATTTAAAACTGAAACTTTAGATGTAGCTGGGAATATTCCAAAGTCAGAGCCCACTAAAATGGATTTGGAAATGGAGCTGCTTAAAAATTGGGTAGAGGATTTAAGAAAAGTTAAAAGTAGAGATTATATTTTCAGAAAGCTTCTTTCCGCTATTACTTATATTCTAAGTAATGGTACACCTATTCAAGTCAATGATAAGTCTACAGAGATTGTAAAAGGAGATTTTTTAACTTTCTTGGGCATCAATGACTATCCTGACCAGCAAGTACTTTGGGCAACAGAGCAAGTGCTCTCTTGGTATACAAAGGAAGACCCTGATTTAGTGATGCAAACTTATGTCAGTAACGTAGTAAATAATAGTTTACTCGAGCTTAAACATATCAAGCAGGCTCGACCTAAAACTTTTAAAGACAAGCTTATAGAAAAAGCGGAACGTTCATTGACTCTTGAGGATATTCAAAATCATATTGAATCAATCAAAGAAATTATGAATGACCACTATAATGCCAGAAAGTTTACTTTGTATCTTTTTGCTCCTCAACCTGGGTCTTGTATAGCTCTTGGTAATAATCGAGGTGCTGAATATTCTACCTTTATTCCGAAAGGATGTTCTCCTCAACATTATGTAGAGCTATTTGCAGAAGCTTTTATTGCACTTGGCTTCAAAGCTTATGATATGGCCTTTGGCCACCAGGAGTTCCCAGACCATGATATATATTCAATAACTCTTAAATGGTAAAACTTAAGACCTGATTAACCTCAGGTCTTTTCTTTTTGCTAAATTATGTAGATCTTAAAAAGGAGATTTACCAGTGATGAATTTAAATTCAGATTTTAATAAAGTATATGATGAGCTAGCTTTCAGAGATTAATGAAGCAAAAAGAATTATAAGTGATCAAGATATTCTTTACCATTGGACTAACCCAACACCCTTAGTTCAGATCTTTACAGAAAACACTCTAAAAGCAGATGTTCATCTAAAGGCTGTTTGTTTAACCACTGATGAAAATTATAAAATCTATGGCTACCCCTGTGGGATTCAATTCAGCAGAGAAAAACTTCTCGCTGCAGGATATGAGCTAGAATTATTCGATGAGTATGAAGATGACTTTGATTCTCCCGGTGAATCAGAAGAAAGAATTTATAAGAATATAGAAAATGTTTCTGATTACGTTACAGCTGTTCATATCAACTGGGAACATATTGCAGTAGTAAGAAGCAAGGATGGAGATCGTATTGCTGACGCTACTTATGACGAACAAGGTAATGAAGATGAAACTTATGACCTCAGATTAAATAATTTCATGAGTATTCTAGATTCTCTCAAAGCTAAAGGAATTAATATCATCCAGGAGGGCGAACCAGAATACGATGAATATTATCTGGATGATAACGGTAAATTAGAATACGGTAAAATGCCTGCTTAATAGTATTACTGTTAATAGCTGGCGGATCAGTTAGTCGGAGTAAAAAGAAAATGAAATTATATGAAGAGTTTAAAGAATATGAAACTATGTGGGGTAGCCTCACTGAATGGCTAGATTCTAATAAGAAAAAAATAACTTTAACAGGCAATACAGGTGGATGGCCGCTTCATCAACTAGATGACCAAGATTCTTGTGAAGGCTGTGGGTGTGTAGTGGAAAATATTGTGAATACATCTAATTTTTTCAGCGAACCTTATATCTTACAAAATGGCCATAAATTATGTTCAGACTGTTTAGAAGAATGGATTAAATTGCCAAAAGGCTTCATAGATAAATTTATTCTCATCGGCTTATATGACGACGCAGCAGGAGATGATATAGATGACTTCATTGAACACCTTAAGTTCCAGCAACAAGATATAGATCTCATGATCCAAGAATGGAATAAAAGAAAAAAACAAAATCTACTAAACCTTAATCCCAATGAAATTGATCAAGCAGAAAATAACTTTATAAACGCTTGTACAGTTCTCCACCTCTCAGCTCAAGCATCAGACTTTATTTAATAACCAAAAGTCCAAGATCTAAAAACCTTGGGCTTTTTCTTTTGCCCACCTTAATTTTAGGATACTCTATAATGTATAATATTATAGAAATAAAGGAGAGAAAATAAATGATAAATAAATGTAAACAAAACGTAGAATACAAACCCTTCAAAGAGACTGACCTCACTCTTATTATACAATTCGACTTCTGCCCTAAATGTATATACTTCGAAAGCTGCTATGATATAAATCAACTCCTTCTTGAATATGAAGGAAAACCCATGGTAATTAAAGGCGAAAGTAGATATATCTCTCAAGACTGCGGAAAAGATATAAAGGAGAAATAAATGGATAGATACGACTTCATGTCTTTAGTAGACGATATTTTCAAAGAATGTAAAACAGAAAAAGATCTAGAGACCAGATACCTTCAAATGAGACTAGATCTCGATAACCTGTATACCCAAAATCTTAACTTAAGATCCCTATCTTAAAAATACTTAATCATGAAAGGATATTAAAAAATGAAAAAACTTTTTGCATTGATTCTCTGTATTATCATCCTCGGAACCTGTTGCTTTAGCCTCGCTTCCTGTACAGCAGCAGATAATGTAAACCACAATCTCTCTCAGGCCGCAGATAACTTTGAATGCCTAAGAAAGATTACAGTCTACAACGCACGTACGGACCTGATTGTTATGGAAATGGAAGGATACATGAGTCTTTCTAATAATACTACCAACGAGCTTGTAGTTACTTGTAAGACCGGTGAAAATGAATATAAAAAGAATTATATCTACCTCAATGAATACGTTATTTATGTAGTAGAAGATATTACCGGCACTTCAACAGATCCCTTCCACTATAAGGTTCACTTCTATACTGCACTTCCTGACTTCGATGTGAATAAGTAAAAGAATATTATAAAGAACAATACCGGCCTCAAAAACCTGTATTGTTCTTTTTCTTTATATACAAAGTACTTCCCAGAAACTAAAGCCTTAAAGCCTTATCCTCAAAGCCGTATTCTCTCTTTTCCTTTCTTCCCGCTCTGGGTACCAGCTATTAAATTAATAGTTTAATAACTTATTAAAAAATATTAGCTAAAATAAATGAAGACAGCAAAAAACTGGCCGAAGTGCACGGCGTAAGTCGCCGGTTAGTTTTTGGCGCAGCGTCCGAGGTGGGCTTCCCCCCGGGCTTCTTCTTTTTATGAGGGCTCCGGCAATAGTCGGGGCTTTTCTTTTATCTAAAACGAAGTTTTCAAAATCAAAAACTGCAAAAAACTTAGTTTAGGCTATAGGAAAAAGCGAGTATTTGAAGCCTTTTCTGCAGTTTCAAGAACTCAAAACTTCATTTTGCTTTAGGGCGAGAGGGAGGGGAAGGCAGAAGGAGAGGCCTCAAGGCGCGGCATACAGTGAAGCAGAGAGCCATGGCTACTATATGTAGCTTAGAGAGGCTCGGGCCCCTCCTCAGGCCCTCGCGCTTCATCTCCGAGGCTTTATATACTGAATAATGAGGTGGAGAGGGACCTGGGTTTAGAATATAGGCTGAAAAAGAAATATTTTGGTTTTTGGCTTAAGGTGAAAACAGATCATTTTGAAAATGGGGAGTTTTCATTTTTTCTCTTTTTTCTACATGCACCGAAAAAGAAATGTTTTCGATTTTAGACTATTTTCATTTTTTCATAGCCGGCGAAAAAAGATCGTTTTCGATTTTAAGGCGTTTTCATTTTTGGCTTCTGAAAATAAAGTGTTTTCATTCTAGGGCCAAAGCCAAAAGAAAATGTTTTCACCCCGCGACCGGAAGTCAAAACAATCTGTTTTCAGCCTAGGGCTTAGGAGGACCAGTCTCCCTCTCCTGTCTGGCTTCCCCTTAAGGCCCTCTCCAAAAATTTACAAAATGTTTACAATTTCCCGGGGCCAAAGGGAGGGAAGCCAGACAGGTCTAGCCTAAGGCCCAGAACTTTGTGTGGCTCAAAATTTCTAGCCAAATTCGCACGAAGTCGAGAGGGGCTAATACTTGGTAGCCTAAAAAAGAAAACTCGCCTGAGGGCCTTTAAACGGCCTCTGGAGCGAGTCCTTGCTTTTATTCAAGACTGATAAATTTTTAACAATTTGGCTCAATAAAAAAATTTAATTACTGACCTCCGTGGCCGGAAATTAAATTAAATAAAATTAAATAATTTATATAAAATTGTTAATCTATGGTTGTGCATATTGTATAATATAATAGAGACTGCGAGTTCTCTGGATTGTTCATTTTCAATTATTTCTTTCTATGCTCCCTGCCTTCCTTGACCTCGTAAGAGGGAGAGGGGGTTGGGGGAGAGGGTATTACTTCCGGCTCCAGCCGGAAGTTAAGTCCAACTGAAAAACAAGTAAACTGAAAATGAACTGTTTTCAGAAGTCGTCAGACTTCTGAGTAGTAGGCTGAACTCACATTTTTATTATACAGCATTTTGAAGCATTTTCAAAAGCCCAAAATATATATTCTATATAAATATTTTAAGTATATATTTTAAAGCTTTAATATATAGCTTTAAGCTTAAAGCTATTATATATAGCTTCAGATCTGAATGCGCACGCGCGAGCTAATTATTTTTAGAGAAAATTATTTTTAGGAGATTTACATATAATGGATTCCAATATTGAAAAAATTAAGCAATTTATAAAGTGCCCACATTGCGGATATGAATATTTACCTTGTGAGATTATGATGCCGGGTGATTTTCTAGGTAAGCCGGAAGACATGCCTTTGAGAGATGCTTTAGGAAAGATTCTTCATCACTCTTATTCTGAGGATCCTTGCCAGACAGAAAGTTATATCTGCGACGGTTGTGGAAAGCAGTTTATAGTTGAGGTTTCAGTAAGTTATAAAGCAAAGAAGGAGCAGGAAGAATTAGACTTTACTAATACTTCAGTTTCATTGTTCGATGATTAACATAAGAGAAAGCCAGCCACCAAGAAAACTCAGTGGCCTCAGTTCCTTTCTCATTACCTTCCAGTATAATCCTGCGATAGTGGATACAATGAAGACTCTTGCTATGGCTGTGTACCACAAGAAGGATTACACTTGGGAAATTCCAGCAGACGAACTTGGAGAAGCTTTAGACAAACTCACGTTCTATGATGAAATCCAGCTTCAGCTAATTCCAGAAAAGCAGGATTTCAAAACAGATCGTTTTCAACTTACCGAATCTGAGGTACTGAGTTTTAAGTTCAAACCTTTCCAACATCAGATTGAGGGGGTTAACTTCGGTCTAGATCCGGAAAGACCTAAATGGCTTCTTCTAGATTCTATGGGTCTAGGTAAGACAAATGAGATTATCATGTATGCTGAGATCCTCAAGGCGAGAGGGTTGATAGATCATTGCATGATCATCTGCGGTGTAGATTCCTTGAGACAGAACTGGAAAGCCGAGATTAAGAAGTTTTCAAATGAGTCCTGTATTGTCCTAGGTGAGAAGATTTCAAAACATGGCAGAATCAGTTATGAGTCTGTTAAGAAGAGAGCCGAGATCCTCATGAATCCAATAGAGGAATTCTTTGTTATAGTTAATGCGGCTACTCTCCGGTCAGATGAGTTCGTCGAAGCTTTCAAGAAGAGCTCTAATAAGTTCGGACTTATCGCAGTCGATGAGGTTCATAAGTTCGCTACTAAGACTTCAGCTCAGGGCGGAAACCTTCTCAAGCTCGGTGCAGATTACAAAGTTGCTGCCACCGGTACTTTGCTGATTAACTCTCCCCTCTCCTGTTACATGCCTCTTGCTTGGACTGAGAATGACCAAGCTACTCTCACTAACTTCAAAGCTCAGTACTGTGAGTATGGCGGTTTCGGAGATAAGCAAGTTGTTGGATACAAGAACCTGGAAACTCTGAGAGAAGAACTCGGAGCCTGTTCTATTCGCAGAACCCTGGATCAGGTAAGATCAGACATGCCTCCTAAGACCATTACTTATGAGTTGGTAGAGATGAGTGATGAGCACCGGAAGTTTTATGAGGCTATCAAGGAAGGCGTAAAGGAAGAAGCCGATCGAGTCGAACTTAAAGCCGGTAACTTACTCGCGCTCACAACCCGCCTGAGACAGGCGACTGCTTGCCCTGGTATCCTAACTTCTCAACCTATACTTTCTTCTAAGATAGAAAGATGTGTAGACATAGTGAGAGACCTAGTGGGAGAGGGCGAGAAGGTAGTAATCCTGAGTACGTTTAAAGAACCGGTATATGAATTAGCGAAACTTCTCGAGGACCTAGGTCCGACGGTTAATACTGGAGATCAGGATGACTCTGAGGTAAGAAGAAATATGGATGCTTTCCAGTCAGACCCAAAACAGTTCGTTTTCATTGGGACTCATGGTAAGTGTGGAACCGGCTGGACCTTAAATGCAGCGAGTTACATGATCTGTCTTGATTCTCCCTGGACCTGGAGTTCCCTCTCGCAGTCTGCTGACCGTATATGGAGAGTTACTAATACCAGACCTGCTATTATCAAGATCCTAGGTTGTCCGGATACTATAGATGACCGAGTGTGGGATGTAGTGGAAGCTAAGAAAGATCTTGCGGACTATGTAATAGATGGTAAGGAGAATGAGCTTTCCATTTCACTACAAAATGAAATGAGAAAAATTCTTAGGGAGCTTTGACATGAGTAAATCCAAAATAGAACAACTTCAAAATTCTGGAATTGTTGTGGATGAGCTTGAGTATAGAGGACAAACTTTAAAGTTTTATGAAGATCTTTCTGGAAGACAGCTAGTTACTATCTGGAAAGATCTTCTTTTTGAATTCGGCCGCGATAACATGTCTTATCGGGAAGATGCTAAACTTTTAGTAGATGAATACCTGGATACCATAACTCGATTTCGAGATATCCCGGAATTTTATGGTTCCAAATTAGAGTATTTCCAAAATGGCTCGTTTTCAGATATTCGATTAATCCACAAAGGCAGGGTGATTAAACTCTACCTTTGTAAATCCTCAACTCGAGATCCAGCCCTAGAGGCTAAAATACAAAAAGATGCAATTCAAACTTTACGTACTTATATTTACTGCTAAATTATATGATTAATTTGGTGATTTGGAGATAAATCATTTTAATTAGATATAGTTTAAAAGGAGAATGGATATGGATAAGTTTGAAGATATGGTTGAAGACCTTGAGCTCAATGAAGACATGGTTGAGTGTAAGGAATGCTTTGACCTATTTCCCAAGGCAGATGGTGTTAAACTGGAGGTAGGTTATATTTGTCCAACCTGCCAAAGAAAAGTGGATACAGATGAAATGGCAAAAACTTGGACCAGAGTTACTGAAGCCCCTGAGTTTAAGCTCGACCAGTTTGCTTTGACTAATGATCTTTATACTCAAGAGTTTCCAGATGTAACTGAGTATGCCCCAGATACTACAAAGGACTGGGAGAGTGAGCCTACTGTAATGGATGCTCTCGACACTCTTATTAAGGATGAGTATGATGCTATCGATGCATATGAGGCAGCTGATGAAACTATTCAGCACCTACCTATGGATGAGGATGAGAAGGATGATATCCTCGATACTATAGATCATATCAAGGAAGAGGAAGAAGAACACATCGATGAACTCAAGGATCTTGCTGGCGAAGATCAGGAAGAAGATCAGGAAGAAGATGAGGGCAAAGATGAAGACAAAGATGAAGACAAAGGCGAAGAGGACGAGAAAGAAATTGAAGAGTCTGCGGATAAGCAGATCTTAGTAGAGTCTGTTAATCTTCCTACCTGGGTTGGCTATACTGACAACGGTGAGTTTGTAGGCGCTGTGAGAGCTGCTACCGAAGAAGAAGCTTATGAGCGTCTTGAGCGTGAGTACGCTTGTGAGTGGGTTCCTATGGGTTACGAGCCTGATGAACTTTTGGTAGAGCTCTCAGGTGAAGATGAAGTATTCGATGAGACCGAGTACCTTACCGAGGCTGAGGCCGGTTTTTTTAAGAAGACCCTCAATAAACTTGGAAACAAGGCAAAGCAGGTAGTTAATAAGGCTACTAAAGCTACAATTAATATTAATGAGATTTTTTCTGAAGGTTATTATATCCATATTGTCGGACCTAAAAAAGAAGATATCGTGGATGCCAATGGTAAACCTTGTCAGAACCAACGTGCACAAACTCTAGACTCTGCGGAGAAGATTGCTAAAGGCCATTCAGTTAGATTTAATAATGCTAATGTTGAGATTATAGCAATTAAAGAAGGAGTTACTATTAGTGATCCTCAGATTAAGAAGCTTGTTGATAAATATGGTTGGAAGCTAGAAGTTTATGTTAATGGTAAGGCTACTACTACTTCCGGTCGTGATGATATTAATAAGAGAATCAAGGAACTTGTAATTGCAAATCAAAATAGCGCAGAAGCTGGTGAGACCTTTACTCCTATTGATGAGGTAAAAGAAGAGCTTAAGAAAGAGCTTGGTAAGATTATTCCTCCCGCCGGATATACTGAGGAGTCTTATGCTAAGTATAAGGAAGCTTGGGATGCAATCATTGAGGAAATCGATGCTGCTGGGGAAGCTGCTGAACTCGAAGACTTTGATGTAGCCGGTAAGAAAGAAGCAGCAGAAAACCTTCTTGAGAAAAAAGACGGTGGCTTAGATGATGATGGAGATGAAGATGATGCAGCTAAGAAACTAGAAGAAGCTAGAGCTGAATGTCTGGCTATTCTCGGTGAGAAGATTAAACCCGAGGGTTATACTCCTGAATCTTACGAACAGTACTCTAAGAAGTATGAACAATATAAATCCAGTATTGAGGGTGCGAAGCAGCTTAAAACTTTAACTGAAGTTTATCCTAAAGAGCTTAAAGAGAGGGTTCCTAAGTTAAATGCTTTACTTAAGAAAGCTAATGGCGGCGGCGGTTCCGGTGGTACAGGTGGATCTGATGGTAAAGACGAAGATACTGTCGAGGACAATGAGGATCTTGAACTCCTAAAGAAGATGGCACTTAAAGCTTTACAGAAAGGTAAAGAAAAGCCTGACGCTTACACCGAGGATTCTTACGCTGACTACGAGAGTGAGATTCAAACTAAGAGTGAGGCAATTAAGAAAGCTACTCAGTCTTCTAAGGTTCAAGCATTTATTGATAAGTTACCTGCATGGCTAGAGAAACTTAAAGCTCTCCTAGATCCTAAAGAAGAGGAAGCCCCTGAGGATACAGGTACTGAGGATGATGATGAAGATACCGGTGATGAAGATCCTAAGAATAAGGATGAAAATCCTGAGGATGAGAATCCTGAAGATGATGGAGTTAATCTCGATGAACTCATTGAGAAGCTCACTGCAAGACTCTTTAGTGAGGTAGTTAAGAACTCTGAAAAAGATAAATACACAGAAGAATCCTGGAATGCTTATGATGAGGCAATTGTGGACTATGCTGAGACTGTGTTAAAAGAACTTAAGTCTGAAGAGGAATATAAAGAACTCGATGCCGGTCTTGCAGCTAAGATTGAGGAATTTAATAAACTTCTTGTTCTTAAGCCTGCGGAGGAGGAAAATGAAGACTCCGGAGAAACAGCGAGTGAGGATCTGGAAGCAGAAAGAGCGGAATTAATCAAAGCATTAAGTGATCTTAGAGATACCGTAGAAAAAGAAGGATACACAGAAGAATCTTATGAGAAATTCTTAGCTGCTATAGAAGCATCTATTAAAAAGATGAAAGAAGCTGAGACCTTAGAAGCATTACTGGATATTATGCCTCAAGCCGAGTTTGAGGAAGCTAAGAAGTTATTAGTAGCTAAGGACACTTCAGATACTGGAGACACAGATGCTGAAGAGGAAGATGCTGAAGAGGATACTGAGGAAGAAGCTTCTGGGTTCTCTGGCAAGTTGAGCGACTTGTCTGATCTTCAGCTTGCTAGAATGTATGCTGCACTTAAGGGTCAAGGTGTAGGTTATGCAGATAAGAGTAAAACCAAGCTTTCTGATAAGTGGCATAAAGAAATGAATAAGCTTAGACGTAAGCTTAAAGGTCTAGGTGAAAACTTTGAAAGAGAAGATGAACTTCTTGAGTGCATTAGAAAAATCATTGAAGAAGATCTTAAGTCTACTGAAGATGCAGTTGCAGAACTAGAGGATACTGGAAGTAAACTTAAGAGTGCTGCCTCAAGTTTATCTAACATGACTAGTGCAATGAAAGAAAGTATTCTTAATCTTTCTCCTGCAGACTTTGCAGAGTGTGTAGATAGCAGTAGAGTAGAACTTTGGGGGTTAGAAGAACCAGAAGACGGTGTAGCACAGGCAGTTTTAATAAAGTCTTATGATGATGTATCCAGTGAAGATATACAATCGTGCCACGATGAAATGTTGGATCTTGGTGGAATGTTTACCTTTATTTTTACTGCTTCAGGAAAACCTTCATTGTGGGGCTGGAATGCCGAACAATTAAGAGAACTTAATCAAGATGGCTTCAAGGGTATTTCTTTTGATAATCCAGCTTATGAAGAAGCTATAAGTTTAGCTTGGCGTATAAAGTAAGAGCTATGTAAAGCCAGAATAAAAAAATTCTGGCTTTACTGTATATTAATAATGAAAACAAATCATTTTCGTTCAGGTGATTTGAAAATATAAGTCGTGAGAGGGATAAGGAGAGGAACTATCTTCTCGAGCGCGAAAAATTTAAACTTAATAGGATAAGGAGAATTTACTTATGAAATTTTATTCTGAAACACTTGATATGATGTTTGATTCTGCAGAGGCTCTTCAGGAAGCTGAGCAGCAGGCTGCAGAGAAGGAAGCTAAGAAGAAGAAAGCTTCTGAGATTAAGAAGGCTGAAGCTAAGAAAGTAGAAGATGCTTTTAAGAACTTCAATGCTGCAAAGCAGGTGTACAACACCAATGTTCTTAATCTCAAGAAGCAGCTTAACAATGATCTCAATGCAATTCGTGAGACTCTAAGCGAGGTTAATAAGAAGCATGAGGAAGCGATTGCCGCAGAAACAAAAGCAAAAGATGATGCTGAGGCAGCTTATCAGGCAGCTCTTAATGAGTTTATTGCTAAGCACCCCGAGGGATATCACATGACTCTCAAGGATGGTGACCATGTGGTAACTATCTCTAGCTCTAGCAACGAGTATAAAGAGTTGGCTGATCAGCTCTTTGACCCCAAATCTTTCTGGGATGAGTGGATGAGAATCTTTAGATTCTAATAAAAAACTTTTGGACGAAATAATAAAAAAGCGATTTGGATACTGTATAATATAATAGAGGTTAGAAACCTCGGTTTTTCATAGTTAGCTGCGAAAGCAGCAGTCCTCCCTTTTTGGCGGCGGCTTGTCTATTCCTCCTGGACAGGTCGTCGTTTTTTATTAGGTTCTGCTAGAAAATTTTTTAAACTTTGTATATTTTGTCGGTTTACAAAATCTGACAAACATGTTATAATAATATTGTGATTGAAACTTGGAGGTTTTAGAAATGAGTAAGTTTAACGTTGGAGACATTATCAAAGCAAAGCCTGAATGGCTTGGCCCCAGAGAGACTGGTGAAGAGAGATACGTTGTTCTTGAGGACAGAGGAAACAAAACTCTGGTTCAGTACATCGATGTGAACCACGCGTTCTCTTTTGGAAGTACTCACGTCTATGCAGATGAGTGGATGGAGCTTGATCCTAATCCTTCTAATGAAGTTCTCATGACCGTTATGGACATGGCGAACGGAAAGGCGTGAGGTAAGACCTTATGAAGCGCAGAACCTATGAAGTACGAGAGAGGAAACCTGAGAATGTGATTCAGATTCGAATTGACATCTCAAGTGTTCCTTCTCAGGACCGGAAATTCAGCCGGTTGAAGAACAGAGCTCAGGTCTTTGATGACCGTCGAAAGAGAAAGCCGAAATACAAACCGAATTATATGGAGGATTGAAAATGACGCGTTTTCGTATTTTGCAGATCAAGGATATTGCGGGTTGCGATTATGCTTTCCGTGGATACAAGGAAGATAAGTTTAACATAGAGGACTACGAGATTGTCTATGATCTTGAGTCTGAAACTATGGATGACAAATCTGATCTCGAAGCCCTCGAAGTTCTCTTCTATATATTTAATATGCGAAGACCTGAGGATTTCACTGGACATTCCCTCTCCGTAAGCGACTGTGTGCACATTGAGAGAAACGGAAAGTGCCGACTTTACTACTGTGATATTGTGGGCTGGAACTTGATCAAGGAGGTAAGAACATGAAGCAGACTCGTAAGATAGAATTTATTCCTGAGATTAAGGGTTGCTATGGCCCTAGGCTCTGGATACCGGAAGATTGTGAGGATCTCAGAAACTTCGTGAGACTCATCTGTCTCTGGGGAGGTCCGGTTAATATCCGGGTTATGGGGGACTACAAGTGTTCTTGCTATGAACTCCCTCTCGGCACCGCAGATTGTCTCACCTTCAAGCTTGCTCTTGAGAGACTTGATATTGAACTGGTTCAGTAAGGAGGACCTATGAATAAGGAAACTTTCGAAAGATTTATGACTCTGCTTAAGGTTCGCATTGATAAGTGCGAGCTTTTACTTGGAGGTATCAAGACAACAGACGATCTCAAGAAGCTGACTATACAGGAAGCCCTGGAACTTCAGAATTTCTGTAGAGCCGAGGAATCACTGCAGACCAAGATCGTTCAGTGTGATCTTTATCATATTATCGGTATGGGCGATCTTACTCCGCCGCAGATGATGAAGTTTACATACGGTATTAAGGAATACCTCAAGTATAGATCCACTATCAAAACTATCGCGATGAACTTTGATAAGATCTCAACTCTCCCCGGTCTTCCTGTATCCTCTTTCTATAAGACTCACGGTTTTGGTGGTCTCAGTCTCAGTTCTGTAGAAGCTCCTGTTCTCGTTTCAGGAAACCTGCCTTTCGCTGTATCCGGAGAATTGATTCAGGTTACACCTGATAGACTCGCAGAGTTTGTAGATCTCTGGTCTCAGAAAGCGAGAGTTAATATGTCCAGCGACAACATGATTGCGAAAGCAAAGAATGCTGCGGAGTACGGTGGAATTAGATGGACTATTGATACTCTCGGAAACTACGTTGGTGTCTTCAAGGCAAATAACGTGAGAGATATGTTCACAGGCATTTATCAAGATGCACAAGAAAAGTAAGTAAACTCTGGTTAGTTTACCTATTTACTTTTTCGGCAAAATATGTTATAATATTATTGTAACGAACAAGTGGAGAGGTAAAGACCATGAGCTTCAAAATTCAAATCAACGATCAAGAACATATCACTCTCTCTGAGCATCAGGGTAAGATGACCATGATCCCCAGTCTTAGCACGAACAAGAAACTTAACCCCCAGTGCATGCAAAGAGCCTGCTCTGATAATCCTGATTGCATTTGTACTCACTGCTATGTAGACAGGACAATGGCAATGTATCCGAGACTTGAGGGTGCTCTCACGAACAACACTCACATCCTTGCAGAGAGGGAACTTACTACCTCCGAGCTTAAGGAGATTGCGAAGTTCTTTCTGAACACTGCGATTGCGAGATTCGAATCTTTCGGAGATCTGACTAATGAAACACAGCTTCTCAACTACATAAGAATTGCAAGAGCAGCAAGACATACGAAATTCGCACTGTTTACTAAACAGTACGGTATTATCAGAAAGTATTTCGAAAGTGGAAAGAGATTTCCTGATAACGTAACCTTGATCCTCTCCAGTCCTTACATAGACCATGTTCTTCACGAGTCCTTTGTTGAGAACATCAAACAGTATCACAGAAGAGTTATTACTTTCACTGTGACGAGAGACAAGACTAATCCTGCTATCAACTGTGGTAAGAGGAGATGTGTAGAGTGTCGTAACTGCTACGATGCTCGAAACCCTAAAGATGTAGTAGAGCTTTTGAAATAAGTTTGGAGGTTGGATATGAAACGTTTAACTCAGGATGAAATGCTTTCTATTGTCAGAGGAAAGAACAAAGCTTTCATGACCAGAAAGATTAACCAGCAGAAGAAATACGGAAACTATGATATCTTTCAAGCTACTATAAGCGAAGACCAATACGGACCCAGAGTAGAGATCAGTCTCGGAGAGAGCTGGGGAATCTTCCGGGTAGATAGACGTACCGGAGAGTGGGAGAGGGACTACGGTTCTATTTACCATGAAGCTCAGGTTCTTGAGATTGTGAAAGAGCTCGCAGCAAAATGTGAAATATGAAAACATACAAAGCTACCAGAAAAGATTGTAAAAGTCTGGTAGCTTTGTCAGTTTACAAATCAATCAAAATGTGATATAATAATATTGTAATCAAGAGCACGGAGGATAAGACTTATGATTAAGGTTGAAGGCTATAAAGCCTTTCATGGTGACATGAAGATTGTCCCTAAAAACGCTCTCTATCCGCCTTTTTATATCTGCGATAAGGACTGGCTCTATAAGCCGGACACTGATTGCTGGTATGGCGATGGACGTTCTTTCCCTGCAGAAATTTGTGAAGTTAAGGAGGAGCATTAACTATGACTGAAAACCAGAAACTGTGGCTTGATGAACTGATCTCTGATTACAGAGGCGCAGCAAGTAATGAGAGACTTTGGGCTAAGGGAGCTAAGGATGCAGAGCAGGCTCAGATGCACCTTGAGAATGCAGAAGAGTGTTCTGGATTTGCAGACATGCTTGAAACCCTGAAAGGAGTTTAAGATGAAGGTTACTGAGATTTCCAGAGAGCTTGTTCAGATGGGATACACCAAGAGAGTTGATGTAAAATCTTATTGGGATGCTCACGGCAAAGCAATTCCTTGGGAAAAGGATCAGATTTTCAAGTATCCCGAGCTTAAGGGTTACAAGCTCTACAGAGTGCAGAAGAAGATGGAGTCTGAGTATATCCAGCCCTATGAGTTCGAAGAACTTGAACTCTTTATCGAAGGGGAGAGACTCGGAGACATTGGGCAGATCACTTGTTTTCAGGCTCTGAAGACGAAGCTCAAGCTCGACTGCTGTGTGGGTGCCGGCTAAGTGCATAGAAAAATAATAAAAGTCTGTGCACTTTGTCGATTTACAAATCTTACCGGTTGTGATATAATATATATGTAATCAAATGAAACTACGGAGGAATATACTATGGAAAATTACATTTACGTTGTTTGTGCTCTCGGCTACAACAAGGACGGTGACCCCACCGACACCGAAATCTTTCTGGAAGAATTTGAGGTTCCGAAGGCTGCTCTTGAGTATGCTCGCCAAATCCGGACAGTAGAAGATTGCCTTGAGTTCGCCGGTGAAACTATGGATACTATCTATGGCTTTCATCCCGAGCGCGGCGACTTCTTGACTCTCAGAGTGGAGCAGTGTATTGAGATGGAGCCTGAGGATGAGCTTGATCCTGAAGAGGGCTACACTGAGTGTGTTGATGTGCTGTACGAGTGTGACCTCGTATCGATCGACGACTAATAAATAAGTAAAGTACATGATAAAAGCACCTGAGAGGGATCTTGGGTGCTTTTACTATAAAATAGATAAAAAATTATCTAAACTTTGGTTATTTTGTCAGTTTACAACAAAGCCGTTTTATGATATAATATATATGTAAGTTAAAGAACGGAGGACTTCTTATGGAATATCCCATCAATCATAAGTGGAAAGAATACTACATCATGCTCGAAGCAATCAGACAGTCGGGTATATGTAATATGTGGGGAGCTTCCCCTTATCTTGCTGAGCTTGCAGGCATTACGAAGAGTCTGGCAAAAGATGTTCTTCTCAGCTGGATTGAAAACTATGATGAACTCAAAAATCTTTACTGGCCTAATTCTGCAAACAACGAGGAGGAATAAGAAATGATCGTTTACAAGAAGTGGCATACATACAATCGTTTCAGAGATCGTTATGATTACAAGGGAATTTTCCTGTTTGGCTTTATTCCGTTGTATATTCAGAGAACCGATAAAATTTGAGGAGGAAAAAAGATGTTCTATAAAACTGGTGTTGACATTTCTAACCCCAAGTCTATGTGGGAATTCCTGCATGATCACTTTACTTATTCCACCTGCCATTCTTGGAATGGTGGAAGATCGATTGCACATAACGTAAAGCTCTACAACCTGAAGCTCGAAGGTGACTGGACTACTGCAGCTCGTTTCCTTTTTGATGAACAAGACATTGGAGATCTTCAGTTCCTTATTCAGGAAAAGATTGATGACTTCGTAGCAGAGCATCCGGTGTACAGAGTCCACTTTAACGGTCGTCAGGGTGGTTACCTCGTTCTCTACAACCGAGATAACAATGATCATGTGCTTCCTGACTGGATCTGGGATTATCAGACCTATAAGGACTTCAAGGACGATACCCGCAGCTACTATGGTAATACAGTAAAGGACTTCATCCACGACCTTAGAGTATGGACTCAGTTGGTAAGAGACTTCGACAGACTCTGTGACGATCTCAGAGATCTGGTTAATGAGTATTCCAAATTGGACTACGACAACTTCATTCTTGCTGAAGTTATTGACCACTTCAACGATCGTTACAGCGAGGACTTGGAGTACCTTGAGTTTGCCCCTCTCACTGTGGGTAAGGAGGGCGTAGACATTTCTTCTATCCAGCAGCTCGACTGTCTGGTAGAAGCTCTTCTTAGGCTCTTCGGTGAGAACCGCGGCAGAGTCGAAATCAATAACTTTATTCTCAAAATTAAGGAGGACTAATCATGAGCACCTACTACAGAAATATAACGCCGAAAGTTCAGTTCATTTCTGCAAAAGCTTGCCCTATCTGCGGGGAGCATCCTCATCGTGAAGAGTGCGATCTCGGAAGACCTGGAGGTCATGGCTATCCCGGTCACTCTTCTTATCAGTACAAGTGTGAGTGCTGTGGTCTGGTAAAGGGAGTAGAGACTCAAGACATCTACAGCACCCCCGAAGATGCAAGAGAAAGAGCCAAGATTTATTGGAATGAGGAGGTCGACCGAATTGCTGGATACATCGACAGGATCTATGTATCCAGAGCTTTGGTTGAAAATAATGTAGAGTAAGGAGAGGGACATGAAATACATTCTCAGCTTTCGTTTAGCTAATCGCAAAGGTCAGATCGCACCCGAGATTTATTATCTCAGTGGTCTCGATGAGGAAGGAGCTATCAAGTGGGATACACGGAAAGAAGAGGCTTGGGTAATGGATTTTGAGAAAGCAGAGCTTTGGAGGTCCATGCTCTTATCTAGGTCATCAGTGCTGAACTGTGTTATAGAACCAGTAAAGGACTAACAGGAAGCCACCTAAAACTTCGTGCAGATTGTCAGTTTACAAATCCTTGAAAATATGTTATAATATAGATGATGAGTAAACGACTGGAGGTAAGCTATGAAAACGTTTAATCATGTAAATGATGTCTGGGAAGCTCTTGATAGTTGTGAGACTATGAAGCAGGTAGAAGAAGTTCTGGACAATGTTCCGCGTAAGCTTGGAGAATGGTGGTGTGACGTGATCAACTCTGATGAGCTTGAGGTCACTAATCAATGGTGGGACGAAGACCAGCAGGATATGATGATGGAAAGCATTCGACTTCATATTCAAGTAGGGGAGGATGACTGATGTTTACACCATTGACTGTTGTAAAAAACAAAACAAAAGGTTGCTGGTCTGTTTGTCTTTACCACAAAGACTCGAAGCGAAGATACTGGCTGGATGTCGGTCTTGATGAGCAGTACCATGAGCTTGAGGTAGAGTGGAACCAGTATATCTTCTGGAACTCTGACTCAGATGATCAGGAGCGTAAGGCATTTCAAGAAGACTGTGATAACTTCGACGCAGCTTGCGAAGCAGTCTACGCTGTTCTGGAATCTGAAGGTGAGATCTTCCACGGCGAAGACGGCGACTGGTATCTTAAGGATGGAGGAGAGGGATGGACGACAAGAACATGGAATGTGTGAATGACCTTGAGGACTTTGAGCTCGAACCCTGTGAGTACCGGGTTCTGGTTCAGGGCATTGGGGTAGAGGGAGAACAGCTTGAAGGTATTCTCTTGCTCTGGGCCGGAGCTGACCCAGATGAGGCAATCCTTATTGCGAGGGATAAGATCCCAAGTCTTCATGCTTTGCTCGATTTCAAGGGTTCTAACTGGTACGGCAAACCTCTTGCTGCTTTGCATGTGTGGGTTGAGACAGTTGTCAAGGTAGAGGGAGATGATCATTTTGCCGGCGCGATCTTTAACGAAATTCTGCATAAGAAAAACTGACAAATTTATCTAAATTTTGGCAGATTTGTCAGTTTACAAACATAACAAAACGTGATATAATATTATGTACAATTAAGAAAGGACTGGTACATACAAAAATGAAAAGTAAGTATATGGGAATGAAGTCTGGTAAGTGGACCTGCACTCATGTCGGTGTAGCAAAGGTTACACCTGCCTTCAAGAAGGTAGAAGGTAAGAGAGTGAGATGTTCCTCCGCCGGTCATAGACAGTACTATTACATTTGGGAGCGACTGACTTCAGATGGTAAGGCAATGAAGATGATCAGACTGACCGCTGCTCAGGTTCTCAAAGTTCGTAAGGGCTTGCTTGAGGTTGAGGCAGTGGCAAGACAGAAGAAGCAGCAGCTGTTCCCGGCATTTACTGATAAGGTAAGTTACAGTTTCTGTGACTGAGACAATGAAAGAAAGGACAAGGTGATACATATTGACTAACCCCGCTTTTACTATGTTTAAGGCACAGGCAGCGGTTCTTGAGAGGGACTATGGAGTTAAGTACTCTAACAAAGATCCTGCAACCGCAGCTTGGATGCTCGATACTATGGAGGCTGCAAGAGAAGCTGGAGACGAGAAGCTTCGTGATTGCTGCGCTGCCGGTCTTATGCTCCGTTTCTGGAGTTACTTCATCAATGAGAAGATCGGTATGAACGTAGAATACGACGAGAAGATCTCCAAGGGCTGGAAAGCTATTGAGCTTGCTCTTGAGTACAAGGTCTGGCAGGATCCCTCTCGTGGTGTTAATGCCGATCAGGCTGTAAAGAAGTGCATCAAGACTACCTTCCTCCGAGATAACTATCAGGAAAACCTCGACAAGAGCCGTGCTAATCACTACGCTGCCTCGATGGATGAGGAAATCAGCGAAATGTTTGGCGGAGAGGGCAAGACCACTCTTGGTGATACTCTCGCTGACGATGATGACCTTGATTATCAAGCTCGGTCTTCTGCGGAAGGTAATGCCAGAGCTCTGGTTCAGCTTTATCTCAACAAGAAGAAGATTGTTGAGGCCATCATCCTCGACACTATCGCCTTCAACGACGTTATGAAGACTTCGAAGAAGGTTGTTGAGGGCCGAGATCCTGAAGGTAATCCCAAGAAGTTCACTCAAGTATCCAAAGAGTTCTGGCCTTTCCGGTGCGTGCAGCTTCTGAGCAAACTTCCTCAGGATTATGCCTCGTATTTCGGTGAAAACTATAACTTCAATCCGGTAGAGTTCGGTAAGGCTCTCGAAGCTATCAGAAGTGCCAACAATCAGAAGCTTTATCGCTTCCTCGATCGTACTCTTGCGGATGCACGAGGTAATTTCTCCTACTAATACATATAATTTGAAAACCACCGGTTTTCAAATATGTAAAATTCAAAACACCCTATTTTCGGATGGGGTGTTTTTTCGTAGTTACTTATATCGTATAATAAAATAGAATATTTATTTGGAGGATTTTATGTTTATTGATATTATGAGCAAGGACTCTTATCTCCTTGTTAATAAGAAGATGGTTCGTTACTTCGGTCTGGAACTCAGCACCTACTTTGCCGTCCTACTCGATGTTTATCCTAGGGTAATAGAAAAGAAGTGGGATACTCTCGTGGCCACAGGTTACTTCCCTCTCAAGCGAGAGTATGTAGAAAAGGAATGCGGAATTCCGGTAGAACAGCAACTCGCTTTGGATCAGGCATTAATTCGGATCGGAGTTCTTCAGGTTAACCCTGAGAATCCTAATGAGATTGGAATCAACGTCCAGCAGATGGCGGAATATCTTCTCGACGATGATGTTAAGGTTCTGGAGAAGTTGCAGAAGAAAGCTAAGACCAAGACTACTGATGTAGCTGCCGCCAAACGACAGGGTAAGATTGCGACATTCACCGGGTTTACTGCTACCTTGAGTCATACCTCGGAAGTACAAGAAGCTTATAAGCTCTGGGTCGAAGCTATTATCGAAGGTAAGAAGGGTAATCTGACTAAGGGAGTTATTCAGATCTTCCATGATACTCTCACAGAGTTTACTCAAGATCCGGCAACTCAGGTTGCTATAATTCGTCAGGCAGCAGCGAGTGGATACACTAACGTAAGTTGGGTGCTTCCGAAGAACCGACCTACCTATCCGGCTTCCGGGGTCGGCACTAGAATCGGAACTCAGCAGAAACAGTTTACTGGAGTTTCAGAAGAAACTTTCTAAAATAGTTAAATTTTGGTTTTCGACATTGTATAATATAATGTGCGGGCGTTGTAGTTCTTGCATACATTTTTCACCTCCTTTCTTTTTGGAGCACAGTTGGTCGTTGGGCTGTGCTCCCTTTTTATATTCTGCATAGAAAAATAATTAAACTTTGGCTGTTTTGTCAGTATCTTTTTTTGTCAAAATATGTTATAATTAGTATGTAAGAACAAAGAAGTTAAGTTCTGACAAATAAAATTTTGGAGGTCCAACTATGGATACGACTATGCTCACTACTCTCAATTCTGAAACTGCTTGCGAAATCGCTTGCGTCCACAAGGTCTACGGTGCCGGTAAGGTTACGAGCCTCAGGTGCTCTGAATATCAGGGCAAGCCTGAAATTTTCATGACCTTTGAGTCCCCGGTCAAGACAGTAACTCTCGCCTTCTCTATCATCTCTGCACGTAAGCTTATCACTTTCGACGAGACTGATCAGGAAACTCTGGACTGTTTGATGGCAGAGTACGGAGCTAACTGGTTTGAAATGGACCAGCAGCGAAGAGAAGAAGAGAGAGCTCGTAAGGAAGCTGCTCGTCTTCAGAAAGAACAGGAAAAGCAGGAAGCTGAAGCAAAGAAGAAAGTTGAGCAGACTATTGCTCGTCTCGATCGTCTGAAGCCTGAAGATTTGTCTACGCTCTGTAAGACTCCGCAGACTGAATACGAGATGATCGGTTGGATGGCAAAGCATCTTAAGTCTATCAAGCCCTCGATGCCCGAAGAGTGTAAGAGCTGGTTTGAGTCTAAGTTCGGACCGGTTGAATGTGCCACAGTCTACGAGAAGGGAGCAAAGACTTCTGGAAATAATCCTATGAAGTATACTCTCAGTATCCACGGCACTTTCGATGCTGAAGTTCCTTCTGTACTGACCGTCAAGGCTACGGAAAAGAACAAGAAGGCAATTGACTCAGTCGAATTCTTCTGGACTCTCGTTGACAAGTACGGTTTCCAGTTCGGCAAGAAACAGAATGTCGATGAGATCAGAAAGTTTGTGCCTGCTACATATCTGACTGAGTTCGAAGCCGGTCTCGCGATGTAATCTGAAAACAGTCTGATTTCGATATTGGACTTTTGAAAATGACCCGATTTCGGTCGGGTCATTTTGTATAAGAAAAATAGTAAAAGTCTGGTAGTTTTGTCAGTTTACAAATGGCTTGGAATATGTTATAATAATAATGTAATCAAGCGAACCTATTGGAGGACAGAATAATGAAAACTATCGAAGCCGTTAATTCGAAGACCCTGAATCACTACTACAACCGTACTGACGGAAACCTTTACTGGTTTAATCAGGATGATGACCGTTGGGAGTTGGTAGACGGGTTCAGCGAAGAAGATTGCCTGGAGGCGATGAAGAACAAGGTCCAGTTCTCTTTCGTCAATGGTCCGGCAGTAAGCTATTTCAAAATCAAGCACAGTTAAAGGAGGAAAGAAAAGATGACTATCGTTATTACTAACGACAAAGGCGAGAGGGTTGACGCCTTCTTCCGTCCCTCTCAGGAAGAGGAGACCGTGGTTCTGAATGAGAATAGCCTTGTGGCAAAAGCATTTATGCTGAAGGGAGCTCAGGCATGAAGAGAATCGTGATGACTAAATATGGGTTTGAGCGTTGGCCTGAAGAAGATTTCTCAGACGACGGAAACCATTTTCAATGCTATCGCGCAGGTAAGGCAGTAAGAGTATCCAAGCTTATCTCTGATGGTCAGGCTTATCTCAGTATCTCTTCTGACTGTGGTCGTGGTACTCTGCCTCATGAGACATATTCCAAACTTCCTCATTACCATGATGCAGAGTGGAGATGGAACGGAGTTCCGGCAGCCGGTCTCACGGATAAGGATCTGCAGGACTTTTATAATGCTTGCGTGGAGTATGAGAAGGAATACCTTGCAGCTGAAGCAGCTCTCGTGTTTCCAACCCTCGAGGAGATTAGAGCGAAGGCTGTACAGCTTACTGCTAAGTCTTTGCTTGAGCTCTCTAGAGTGGAGTTGCTTCTTAGTAAGTACTGTCTTGAAGCAGCCGCCAAGTTCTCTCCTTATGAGTGGAAACAGGTTCAAGAGTACATCAAGCATCTTCAGGCAGATGTATGTCGTTTTAACCCGGAAGCTTTTCCTGAAACTATTGTCGGAAAGAGCTATAGCTTCGATTTTGTGAAGCCCGACTATAATATGGAAGAGAGCTATTGGTTCAAATATCTTAAAGACCTCTTCCAAAAATATTGTATGACCACTTGATGTGTAAAGCAGCCAGAAAAATCTTGTTAAATCAGGAAAATTCTGGCTGCTTTACCTATTTACAAATTATGAAAAATATGGTATAATATAAATGTAAACAAGAGCATGGAGGATACATAATATGATTAAAGTTTTTGATGCCCCTAATTCTTCTCACATTAAGAGACTTGAATTTGGTACTGCTGGAGAATGTCTTCGCGTCGAGTACAAGGATGGAAGAATCTATACTTTCCATGATGTGCCTAAAGAAGTATATGAAGAACTTATTATTGCTCCGTCTGTCGGAAAGTATCTGAACGAGTTTGTGTACGAGCAGTATCCATTTAAGAGAATTAAGTAAGGAGGAGAGATATGTCTGGAAAGTGTGTATGTGACAAGTGTCTGGTAACAGACGAGTGTCCTTTCTATCAGGAAGTTGTTCGTCCGGTAAAGAAAATCGTTAATAACAATCTAAACTCTAAGATTGCTTTTATTCAGCAGTTGTATAAAGCTCTTGGAGAGTTCGAATGTGACGCTAATTTTCGCATCTAAGGAGGCAGTATGAGAACACTTCAGCATTTTAATGAATTCGTAAAGGAGATCTCCTCAAGTAACTCTAAGAAGTTTAAGCAGGAGGTTCTGCAGAAGTATAAGGACGACGAGGTCATTCAGAAGTACCTCAAGATCGTCTTCGATCCTTTCGCGGTCTACGGCCTAAGCACCAAGAAGTTGAGTAAACATCCCGAGGGAGTTCGCCCGTATCCGGCAGATTCTATCTTCGATCTCTTCTACTGGTTGGAGAAACATAATACCGGTACTGATACTGCGATCAAGATGTGTCAGGAAACTCTCGGTCAGGTTGCTGCCTATAACATGGAGCTTGCTGCTCTTCTTGAGAAGCTTATCTGTAAGGATCTGAGTATCGGAGTCGATGCCAAGTCGATTAACGCTGCAATGCCGGGACTCATTCCTACATTCTCGGTTCAGCTCGCGCAGAAATACTTTGAGAAGCCCAGTAAGGTAGAGGGTAAGACCTTTGCCCTCACTACCAAGATTGATGGCGGTCGTATCATTGCTATTCGCGAAAATGATCAGGTTTCATTTTTCACCAGAGCTGGTCAGAGATACGAGGGTCTGGTAGATCTGGAGAGGGAGATGCTGGAAACTTTCCCTGACGGAACCGTTCTTGACGGAGAGATCACTATCCTTGATGACTCTGGAATTCCGAGTAAGGAAGCCTACAAGAGAGCAATGAAGATCACTCGTTCCGATGGCGAGAAGCATGGACTCAAGATGAAAGTCTTCGATGCTATGTACATCGATGAGTGGAAGAACCAGAAGTGCACTCACACTTGGAAACAGAGAAGAGAGCTACTTGAGGGTTTGTTCTTCTATGCTGCAAAAGCTCCCACCTACTTTGAGTTGCTGCCTGTTCTCTACGTGGGAACTGACACTTCCAAGATCCTTGAATTCCTTGACGAAGCTATCGCCAATCAGGAAGAGGGAGTGATGATCAACATCTGTGATGCTGTCTATGAGTTCTCCAGAACGTGGTCTCTGATGAAGGTGAAGAAGATGAACACTCTTGACCTTGAGATCGTCGGCTTCGAAGAAGGTTCCGGCAGACTCTCCGGTACTCTCGGTGCCATTCACGTAAGGTACAAGAACGGTAACATCGTGAAAGTTGGTTCCGGCTTCAGCGATAAGCTTAGAGATCTTATCTGGCTTGAGCCTTCCGACTTCGTTGGTAAGATTGCTGAGATTCAGTACTTCGAAGAAACGACAAATGCAGACGGCGGCATTAGTCTTCGCTTCCCGATCTTTAAGGATTTCAGATTTGACAAGCTCGAAGCTGATTTCTAATTAAATACTAATAGCCAGAGTTTAACAGACTGCACAAAAAATTTGTTAAACTCTGGCTATTTTGTCAGTTTACTTTTTTGGCGATTTATGTTATAATATAAATGTAAGTTAAAGAATAAGTGCCCTGATAAAATTAAAAGAGAGGATTAAAAAAATGACGACTACTATGGATTTTACGAGAGAGAACGGATGCTATTCGAAAGAGCTGTTTGAGAGCAACCAAAAAATAAATGCTTGGTTTGAAGACCCTACAGTAACGAGAGACCAGTTCGTTCAGAACATTTTTGAGTTGATTACCCCGGCCTTCTACAACAAAAAGAAGCTTCCTGAGTTCAAACGAAATCTTCTGAGGAAAAGAACGAAGCTTGATGTTTGTACATATTGTTATAACGTAATTCTGAAAGCTATGGGGCTTGGTGTTTAACTGAGCCCTCAATAAGAACAACGGAGGAAAAAACTATGATGCCGAAAATGAAAAGAGAACAATTTGAGAGTATGGAATTTGAAGAATTTCTTGAGTGGGCAAGAGAGAATATCGACGACCTCACAGATGAAGATACTCTTATTCAGTTTGCAAAGGATAAGATAGATGATGACTCTTTCAATGTCGCTATCCATATCCTTACTGCTATCTACGAAGATGGTCTTCCTGATGTAGAAGACTGGAGATACGATTACTCAATGGGTACTTGTGAAACCCCTATTCCTGTAACCTGTAAGGAAGATCTTGAAGACCTGATCGATTTTGATGAAGAAGATGAGGAGGAATAAAGATGACTACGAGACCTAAGCACTGGAGGGCCGGCCTTAAACCCTCTCGCGAAACCACAAACAAGATACTTGAGATGATCGACGAGAGTATCCTCAATCCCAGAGACGTAGTTCTGATGTGTCTCAAGTGGATGTCGGAAGATGAAGTAACCGAGATGGCAAAAGCCAATGAACTTTTTGAGGAGGTAGAAGATGAAGACTGAGAAGTTTGATTACATTCTGTTTGCCGGGGAAACCAAAGACAATCTTCAACCAGTGTCTGCGTGGAAGACTGATGAGGAAGCTATCCGTGCTGCCCACAGCTTCCTCGACCACAAACTCTACAAGTGCGTGGAGGTAACCTTTATGCCGGAAGACGATGATGACACCAATGAAGTGGTGTGGTCTAATTGCGGGAGGACCTGAGATGAGTGTAGAGTGCAGAGTACTTACCGGTCTCACCTTGGAGCTTGAGAAACCTTTGAAGAGTTTTGCGAAATGTCACGCTCTGGAGAAAAAGTATCCGGAGCTTGACGAATATAACTACCATACCAGTGACCGAGAGGGAAAGCTTCTCCTGATCTACGATGGCATGTGTGGGGAGTTCGCCAGACTCATTCAGGTGGACAAGTATGTCGATGGTGGAAACCTCGGAGACAACAACGAGTTCTTTGAACTCAATATGCCCGCTGGAGTTCTTAATCAGGAACTCATTTCCAAAATGTCTGAGCTTTATAAGGAGTATACCGGAGAGTATCCGAAAAATTCTGATTTCAAATATGCTATGTGGTCTCAGTGGTACTGAGCAAGGAGGACTTATGATGGTAACCAAGTATGTAATTCAGATGACTCTCGACACCAGACCTGATCTCGAGTACTTCTACTGTGGAGAGGGAAAGTCTGGAGCTTCAGTCTTCGAATGTAATAAGAGGAAGGCAAAGAGATATGACTGGCTTGAGGAAGCTGACCGAGATGCCCGTATCTTCAGAGCCATAGATATGGGTAAGACTTTCAAGATTATTACTGTTCGTCAGCGAATTTAATAATACTTATGTAAAGCACACAGAAAAAAAGTTAAAGTCTGTGTGCTTTACCTATTTACAAATATTTCATTTTGTGGTATAATATATATGTAAACGGAACTACGGAGGTTATAATTATGATTACTTACACAAATGTAACTACGAGAAATGTAACTAGACTCTCTAAAAGAACAGATGGTAATCTTTATTTTAGAGATAGAAAGGCTGCTAAGTATCGTGAAGATAAAAGCTTTCAGGTAGTTGATGGCTTTATGCTTGACGAACTTAAGTATGCTCTCAAGCTTGGTCAAATTGATATGATTTGGATTGCAGGTCCTAGTCTTGGAACTAATGTGGAGGTAGCATAATGAGAAACATTATTCATAAGTACGAAGTAGGAGATCAGGTAATGTTTAAGGTTTCTTTTAAGAACCCTACTTGTGGTCTCGCAGATAAGGGAGGTACAGTCGCGACTATCGCGGGAATTGCTCCTTCCTATGACAACAAACCTCACTACTACCTTGAAGGTGAGGAAGCCATTTATCCTGAGTCTGTGTTCAGCGGAAGATACGAAGCTCCTGCAGAACCTGAAGAGGAGTTTACTTTTACTATTGAGACGCTTAATGACAACGGCTCTGGTATGTGCTATGGTACGAAAGAGGAATTCTTGCAGGAAGTTAGTCGTATGATTGATGACTGCATTGCAAACGGCGGAACTTTTTTCGATATTCAAGTCGATTCTGATGCAAGTTGTTTCTATACTGACGAGGAGGCTTAAGATGGTAGTACACAACGAATACCTTGGTTGGCAGATCGAGTGGCCACAGAATATGCAGGATACTCTGTACGCTGTTTCTCAGAATGAAGAACTTTGGGATGAGCTCAGAGACTTTGTTCAGAAGAAGTGGGCGAATGTGGATACCTTCCACACTGACTGCGTAACTTTCCTGTGGGCTTTCGATTCTAAGGAAGCAGCAAGAGAGCAGGAGAGGGATATGAAGAAAAGGATCTGCGCTTGGCTCACTGCCTACAACTGATGTGCTTAGACTGGCAAAGTACACGGAAAAATAATAAAAGTTCGTGTACTTTGTCAGTTTACAATCGCTTGCAAATATAGTATAATATAAATGTAAGCGACACAGATTGGAGGACTGAAAATGCCTAAGTTTAAGAAAGGTGACTGGGTATGGATTACCCACACCGCAAATAGACAGCTCTTTAAGATCACCGCTCGACAAGGAACCTACTACAGACTCAAGGGTAATAGATGGTGGGAAGAGGATAGACTCGTCCTTGCTTCCCCTGCCCAGATCGCTAAAATGCACGGAGGTTAATATGGACTTCAAGTTTAAGAAAGGTCAAAAAGTTCATATCCGATTTGGAGAAATGTTCAGTTCTTCCTTTGGTGGTACACCCGTCTACTCTACGCGTGGTCCCGGACTCAGGGTAACAGACCGTAGAGTTTATCGAGGAGAACCCCAATACAAAGTAGAATGCTTTTCCGGCTGGTGGAACGAAGCTAATTTGCAGGAGGTTGAAAATGCCTGAATTCAGAAAGTTAAAAGAACTTGATTTGTGGCTTAAGCCACAGCCTACCAAAAACGCCCAAGAACGAGACGAAGCCGTGGGCCCTGATACTTTACTGCCTAAGGAAGAAACGCGGTCTGTGGACGAAAATGAAGCGTTCTGGATATTCCACGAAGATGGGCTGTACTACACTTGTTCGAACTGTGGTCGTTCGGCTCTGAACGATTGCTTCGGCCAGAGTACGGATTCTAAGTTCTGTCCGCATTGCGGAAAGCTTATGATCAATTCTACTATTGAGGAGGATTAAATGGAATACAAACCTTGGTTGATAGGCTTTCGAAAAGCTGGAGGTAAGGAATATCAGATTACTGTCACGGCAGAGTCTGGACCTCAGGCAGTAAGGATCGCTTCTAATAAACTTTCCGGTAAACTCGGAGAGGGAGACTTTTATATCATCGGAGAAAAGGAGAACTAATATGGAAAAGGTATATATAATCTGTTGGGCCAGAGCTATGGGTGGAGACGGGATGCCGGTTGATGCTTCCGCCGGAAGTGATGGAGTTTACATTAACCGGGAGCAAGCTCTCAAGGCTTTGACCAAGAGCAAAGATGAGTGGATCTCTGTGATCTATGAGAACACTGAGGATGCAGAGGACAAGGATCTGATCTCTGAGTCCCTCAGAGTTTATGGTTCTGAGGCAGAGGAGTTTTACGAGATCGACTACACTGCGCCGGATGATACTTTAGTTGAAGTTCATATTACTCTTCAGGAAGCTGATCTGGTTACTGAGGAGGAGCCTTCGTAAGATTTACACGGAAAAATAATTAAACTTTGGTTGTTTTGTCAATTTACAAATCCTTCGTTTTATGGTATAATATAAATGTAATCAAGCGAACGAAACGGAGGATTTCAAAATGACTTACGCTGATTTCTACAACAACCCCCAATTCGATGTTGAACTCTATGCCGATCTTTGGGAAGAGGTTGAGAGCCTCAAGGAGGTAGGAGATGTCTAAGCCTGAGCTTACGCCGGAAGAACGCAGAGAGCTGTATCTCAAAGCTCTCAAGAAGAGAGGGATTGTTCCCTTCGAAACCAAAACCGTCGAGGTCGGAAGTTTGACTGACTTTACGAATGTGATCATCAAGGAGGTTAGTGATGCAGTATAAATATATTGGAGACGCGAGGAATGTGAGAGAGCTTATAGAGCTTTTGTCTAAGGCTGACCCTTCTGCTACTCTTACTCTCAAGGCGACTGACGAAGACTGGAGCTATGTAGAAGTTCTTGCTTCCGAAGCAGGTGACGACATTATTATTCAGTGAGGTAATCCAAAATGAAATACTTTAAGATAACTAACATCAAAGACGAGGATGATGAGTGGGAGTTCTATGTTTCCTCAACCCTTGAAAACGAAACCCCCCGCTCACCTCGCCCTCGCTCTTCACTTTGATGCAGATTGTCAGTACGAAATTACTGAGGTAACAAAAGAAGAGTTCGAGAGGGAGACAGAAGAGGATGTTCCCGAAGGTCTTCTCCTCTGCCGCCGGGATATGGATTTGCCCGACGACGATTGGGAAGACGAAGATGATGAGTATATGAGTATGTAGACTGACATGTTTTTCGGTACCACATAACCGTTTAATTTCTTTGGGTCTTGAGGAGGGACTATGAAAATGACGTAGCAACTTAAGAGATTGATTATTATTAGACTTATGTTTGATGTGAGCCGATCAACCCTTACTTGTTGTGCCATTGGAGGGGCTAAGAAAATGAAGTAGCAACGTAGGAGATTAGATTTATATTAACTAGTGTTCCCGTACATTCCCACCGACCTTTAGTAGCTTTGGAGGAGCAAGAGCTTATGAAATGGAAGTAGCTATAACTTAAGTTTATTTTGTTTGTTTTGAATATTGTGATTGTAGTAATAACGAAGCCGGCGTGCTTAACTCCGGCTTCGTCCTTTTTTATTGCTAAATTATACAGACTTAATAAATTTAATAAGGAGACTCCCATAATGAAAATTTATCTTACATACTATAGATATGATCGAGGTGAAAGTTACTCAGTATATCATATCGACAGATCTCTTAAAAATGCTGTCAAGCACTGAAAGGAGAAAGACCTTCCTGACTTCCTCGGATATGGGCCAGATGATGTAAGTCAGTTGTACCTCATAAAGTGTGACCTCTCTAAACCTGAGCTTGAGGTTCTCCAAGATGCAATTACCAGTCCTTCCGATTTCGATATTGAATTTGAGAACTTGATAGATACGATTCATGAAGACTGTGACAATGATGACGTTATCTACTGTACTACCGGAGATGAAAACTTCGAAGTACTTTCGTGGTTTCAGAAACACTTTAGGTCATTTATTGATCCCCTCGATTACTGGGAAACTGAAGCTGACATTCCTACTGACGAGGATGAACTTGAGGAAGAACTTCAACAGATCCTATATGACGACGAACCCGTCTTTGACCTAGTTTTGAAGAGCTATATTCAGACACACTATAACTAATATTAAAATGACCGGATTTCAAAAAGGGAGTCCGGTCATTTTATATAGAAAAAAAGTTAAAGTCTGTGCAGTTTAACTATTTACTTTTTTGGTGAAATGTAGTATAATATATATAGAGAATGAAACTTACATATTTCTGGAGGACTTACATAATGACTATCGTAGCTTATATTATTATTGGTTTGGTAACCTTGGTTATGGCAGCGTGTGCAGTGACACCTATGATTATCGATTCCATGTCTGAGGAAGAGAGAAAGGAAATTGGGGTAGAAAGAAAATGATTAAGATTATCAAAGAGAGAACGCCTTCGACTCTGACTGAGTATTACATCGAGTTTTTTTATAAGGATGATCCTGACTGTGGCTTCTGCTTCCCGGCTAACAGAGACGGAACACCGGCTTTCGATAAGATGCCTCCTGAAGCAATCGAGAACTATAATCTTTGTCTCAAGGACGAGAGACTTACTGAACCGGAGTTCAGAAAAGAAACCTTGTCTTACATCGAGCCGGCAGTTGGAAAGTGTATCTGCGGAGCAGAGGTTGTTCTTGACTCGGACTACGCCGGAGCAGTGAGATGCGAGTGTGGAAGATGGTACAACCTCTTCGGCCAGAGCCTGAGAGATCCTAAGTATTGGGAGGAAGACTGAGATGATCACTTACGAACAAGCAAAGACTTTGGTTAAAGGCCAGGTAGCTTACACTATTCAGAATAATAAAATTAAAGAAGTAGTAATTACTTCTATCACCTTCCATGAGGAACGGGTTGCTCAGCCTTCTCGCAAAGCTGCTTTTCGAATTGGTTACAAACTCAAGGGTGGAACAGTCGAGTATTACGACTGGGCCCTGGTTCAATACGAAATCCTTACGCTCTACCTTACCAAAGAAGAGGTAGCCGAAGCCCTGATTTCTGACCTGTATATCCGTAGACAGGAACTTGAGGATCAGCTTACCCGACTTGAAATACGGATTAATGAAGCAAAGAAATTTGGAGGATTGAAATGAAGTTCTACGAGATTCAGGAAGACAAGATTATTAACCTTGAGACTATCAGAACCGCGCAGGTCCTGAACAATGAGATCTATCTTACTTTCACTTGTGGTGATACCAAGAGCGAGAGGGTAGTCTTTGGTTCTTCAAATGCTGCAGCAGATGCTTTCGATAACCTCTGCGATGCTCTCGGTTTAAAGGAGTAACTATGAAGAAACAGTATGTTGAAAAGAAACCCTTGTGGGATATAGTACAGAAAGAATTCGAACTCGCTCGCGAGAGGGCAGACCTGAAGGCAATGAATTATTGTAACTTCTTTCTGCAGCAACTCTCGATAGCAGAAGTAAAGGAGATCGAGGAATGAAGCTGACTTACAGAATGAACGCTATCGAAGAGGAACTCGCTATGCTGACCCAGCTTTCCGGCGGTAAGGAAACCCCGAGGATTAAGGAACTCATAGCAGAGTACCAAGGCGAGATGAAGAAGATCGAAGCTGCTGCAGAAGAAAAGTATTGGGAACTCAAGGGTAATGACGATGACCTAGGCTGCACCTACTGGTGTCCTGTCTGTGGCTTCCAAACCCCGGAAGAATCTTTTTGGTCCGAGGACTTTAAGGAATTTAATCCCTTGCTCTCCTGCCCGAAATGTAATACTAAACTTAATGCTTAAAGGAGAATAACATATATGAAGTTTTTGAAATCGCAGTGGCCGAACATACTCTTTGGTATCGCCGCTCTTGCTCTGGCTATTATTAATATGGTGCAGGGAGATGATCTCATGGCAGTGGCTTGGACCTTGAGCTGTGTGGTCTGGCTTATTATGGCCAATGTTAATTACAATGAAGAAAGAATCAAAGCTCTCGAGAAGGAAGTAGAACAAATCAAGAACCGTGCTATCACAGATGTAATAGAAACAGAGCCTAATCACTACACCTGTATGCGTAAGCTCGGACCTGATAAGGGGGTAAAGTAAAATGTCTTATATTAAGAAACACTGGTTTGAATTACTCGTTGGTTTAATAAGTATTGGTCTTGCGATCTATTATCTCTGCGTACTTAACTTCTCGATTGCTGCTATCTTGCTTCTCTCTGCTTACATCTGGCTTAGTGGCTCTATGTTTAGCGATGATCGTGAACGCATTGAAGAGCTCGAACTTAAAGCTAAGAAATACGATGCCCTTGTTGAAGAGGTTGAGGCTATGCGAGAACTGCAGCAGACTTATGAGAAGCTTAATGAACAAAGGTTTAAGAACTTGGAGGGTAAGAATGAATCTTCTAGAACACTACATTCTTGAGGTCCTTGAAGAAAAGACTTCTCCTCAGTATCCTAATCTTGTGACTGTCAAGGTCATGACAAACTGCTGGGGTTCTATATCCAAGTCAACCCACACTACAACCAAGGCAGCTTGGGAAGAAGAGAAAAAGAAAGGATACTTTATGGCATGACAACTACTGTTATTTATAAAGTCTACGGATGTGATATTGAAGGGTATCGTGTCCTCAATGCTGAGTTCTTAGATCTTAAGGAAGCTTGTCAGTATGCTGTAGCACAGCAAGGAAAGATCCATTACTATCTGCCTACGGTAGAGAAGTGTACATATGTCTATGATACAGAAACCAAGGAAGTAGATGTAAGTCATGAAACTATCGAACCCGCTCGAATCTATTACATGAACAAAATCTAAGGAGGACTTATGTACAACAGAAACAGAGTAACTATCCTCGACCCCAGGTACACTCAGCAACAGACAGCTATCAAAGAAGCCTGCGAGGCTCTCGGCCTCAAGGCTTTCTATCCTAGCTACCATGCAGCTAAGAATGATGACAACACGGTTCTTATCTATACTCAGGAAGACTTCGATCATAACGCTGAGATGGATAAGTACGAGAGGGAACATGGCTACAGACCTCAGGAAGATAAGAAGCATATTTGCTGGTTTGAGAATACTGATATCAATGGTCAGTTCTCCCTCAGCTTCTTAAACAGAGGTGGTCTCATAGTCGCAGGTCTTTCTTCCTTTGAACTTAAGCTTAAGATTCAGGCATACCTCGAAGAGAAGTTGGAGGCACAGAATGCTAAGGTATAAGAAAATCGATCGACGTAATTTAAAGACCCATATCAATCTTACTGTAGGGCATCTATATTCTCGTCCTGTGGCCAAGAAGAAAGAGCCCAAGCAAGATTACTCCCTCATAGCCGAACCCTCGTACACGGAGATTTATGAGGCTCTGGAGAAGCGTCAGATTGAAGTGATCTGGATTGAGGGGCCTGTACGAAAATATATTGATATAGGAGAATAAATTATGGATAAGCAGAATATTGATGAAGCAGCTTTTTATAAATCTTTTTATAAGAAGGGTAAAGAAGACTTTGCTGATGAGCTTGCTGCTATTATCTTAAAAAAGAAAGAAGCTGTGTCTAAGTCACGTGAAACTTTTTATAAAGGTACTGGAGATGAGGAAGGCTTTGCCTTTTGGCTTGGTAGAGGTACTACCTATGCTGAGGTGCTTACTCTTATCCTCGAGCTGCGTGAGGGAATGGGGGAGGATAAAGATGTATAACAAATTTGAAGATCCTACTATGGTAGATAAGTGGATGTCAAAGGGCTTAGCTAAAGTGGATAAGACTAATGAAGTATATAAGCTTCTAGGAGTAGATCTTGCTAAGGAGCCTACTTATACTCTGGAGCTTACACAAGAAGAGCTTGACTTTATACAGGAGAGATGTTCTCGTAAAGCGCAGAGACTTGAGGAAGCAGGTCTCATGGATATTCCCTGCTACCGTCTTTCTTGGCAGGTTATGTCGAAGATCTCTAAAGTAAGATCAGAGGAGGATAAGAAATGAAACCCTTTTTTAGATGCTTAGGGCTAGGTCTTGCGGAAATGGCCGCTTGCTTTCTTGCTCTTATGTTTCTCAGTGTAGCTGTCTCAGCCTTCTTGGCTTTCCTCAGTGCAGCAGGTTGGGCTGCTCTTGGACTCTTTGTATCCGGACTTCTGTGTGGCCTTATGTCTCTTTTTCTCGTAGTTGTTATGGGGGCAGCAATAGCTATACCTAAAGAGGAAGCTAGAGAGCTTAACGAAAGGTTGGATAACATAGATGATTAAACCTGAATGCTATCACGCTGTATGTATGTACTCAGCAGATGGTTGTGATAAGTGTCCCCATGACATGGATTGCTACGAGCACTGGCTTGAGTATATGTTGAAAAGCAAGTCAAAGAATTAATATAATAAAGTCTATAGTAATTAAATTTATTATAGGCTTTATTTTTATATACTCTTGTATTGTATTATATTATAGTACTTTAAATTGGAGGACTATATGAAAACAGGATTTAAACACTTTGTTTCGGATTACTATTACGTAAAGGATACTAAGCATTGGATCTCAGCAGATAACCTGGTTAATAACTGGCTTAAAGAGAATCCTACTCTTGAGGTAGTTAGTTGGCAGGCAGTAAATACAGGTAAGGATAATCAGCTTTGTATTGTTATTGAATATAAGGAGAGATAAGATGCATCAATATATAATTAAATGTAAACCTACTAAGATGTCTAATACTCTTTACTACGCAGGCTGGCCTGGAGAGAACTGTATTCTTTGGGGACCTGGAGCAGATAAGGCTATGCCTTTTGTCACCAGAGCTGATGCAGTAGCTCTGGATATGGCTATTAAAGAGTTAGATAAGGTAATTGATTATCTCTATACAGAGACTTCCGAGGGACAGGCTTTCCGTGATCTTCTGAATGTGGCTACTAAGCTTAAGACCCTGCAGTTTAATATGAAGGAGAAGAAGTAATATGAATCCAGATAAAGGACTTTGGGTAATCAAGTACTCTAATGGCCAATACAGCTGTGGCCTTAAGAAGTTTAGTTCACAGCTTAGAGAAGCTCAGATCTATGTAAGTAAGAAGAGAGCTGAGGAACAGGCTTGGCATTATATCAAGGGTAGGGATTGTTATACCGGAAAGATGGTTGCTCCTACCGAGGAGTTTAAGATTGTACCTATTATGATTAAGGAGCTTGAGGAAGTATGAAAAAAGAAACTATAGATAAAGCTAATGAGCTTGAAGCACAGATTGGCCGTTATGATAAGATAGCTTTTATCTGCTCATTTCCATATCAGAGATTTAAGCTCTTTAGAAAGAAAGCTTATATTTGTAAGTCAGATGAGACGTCTAATATTTTAATTACAGATGAAGAGCTCGCAAAGCTTATTGCTGATTACTGTGATAAAAAGAGAGCGGAGCTTAGAGCAGAATTAGAGGCACTTTAATATGACAAGAGAGAAAGCTTTACAAGCATCCAGCTTGCTTTATAAAATAGAAGCCTATGAATCTTTGATGAGTGAGATTACTGAACTCCAGACCTTAGAAGAGATCGCGCAGGCTTATGGAGAGAATCTTCAAGAAGAGCTTCTTGCTGTAGTTCAACCTAAGCTTGATCAGGTACTTAATGAATTGGAGGCCCTTTGATATGACAGGAATTAAGAAACCTACTACTATGGAGGTATTTGAAGAGAAGTATCGTAGGGCAGCAAAGGTTAATGTAATCTATTCAGCACCTTATGAGACTAGATATGCAGTAGTAGAATACTTTGCGCGTAAGGGTAAGCCTCTTAAGATGGTGCAATATAGTGTCTATGGGGAGGAGCTTAAAACAGGTGAAGAACTTATCTGTTGGCAGTGGCTGCCTTCTACTAACTTCTATGTAGTAGAAAAGAGTTTTAAGACTGAGGCTGAAGCTATAGCAAGAATGAAAGAACTTAAGGAGCAATTATGAATAAGATAATTCTAGAGGTGCTTGAAGAGCCTTCGTTAGAAAACCCCAAGATGAAACCAGATAAGATCTTTAAGCAGACATTTATCTGCTGTGGAAAGACTTTGGAGAAAGTCCTTTGGGAAGGCTGGGGCTGGATTAGCGGAAATGTTATCGATAAAGAACTGACTCAGGAATTTAAATACTGTCCTTACTGCGGTAAAAAACTTACAGAGGAAGAAGTAATATGACCAAGCAAGAACAATTTATTAATCAGGTTAAAGATATAAAGAACTACTGGCTTAGGCAGAGCACTAGAACAACAGAAGAAATTGTAGATGGCATTTTGTTTTCTTTATTAGTAATGATAGATGGAGATAGCGGCATGAACGATTTTCATGCCTTACAAATCATTGATACTAAAGATGGTCAGCAAATTGACTGTGGCTATCTTCATGAGTTCTATCATGATTAAATGGAGGTTATAAAGAAAATGACTAATTGGATAAGCGTAGATGAAAGACTCCCAGAGATAGACCCAGATAAGAAGAGTAGATATAAAAATGGTAAAGTATCTATCAGAGTACTCTGTGCTTGTAAACAGTACAGTGGAAAGAAGATGGTAAAAGAAGGTTATTGTGAGTGGGGTGACTGGGGCTATTCGTGGAGAATCCCAGGTAGTATAGATAGGGTAACTCATTGGACTTACTTACCTGAACCACCCGAGGACGAGGAGGCAGAAGATGAAACCAATACTTAAATGGCCAGGTGGAAAGGGCCAAGTTTTATCAGAACTTAAGAAATACATAGATGTAGAAAAACTTAATGGCCATGTTTTTTATGAGCCTTTTATTGGTGGTGGGGCTTTGGCGTTTGACCTTGGCTACAAGTATACTACTATTAGTGACCTTAATCCTGAATTAGTAAATCTTTATAAAGTAATAAGGCAGTATCCTGAGTCTTTAATTCAAGAGCTTAAGATTCATCAGGAGCAGCATTGTAACCCTAAGCTTGCTACTGGAGAATGGTATTACACAATAAGAGACTTGGATCGAGAACCCGGATTTTGGCAGCGACCGAGTACTGAGATCACAGCAAGAACTGTATATCTTAATAAGACTTGTTTTAATGGTCTTTATAGAGTTAATTCAAAGGGCTACTTCAATACACCTTTAGGCAGAACTTCAAATGGCAGGTGTCCTGATATAGTGCAAGAAGAAGCAATTAGAGAGCTCTCTGCTTTTCTTAAAGGTGTAAGAATTAGAGAGGGCGATTACGCTGAGACTATCAAAGACATAGAGCCTGGTGATTGGGTTTATTTTGATCCGCCTTATGATCCAGATGAAGAGATTAAGACTGGCGGATTTGTAGGTTATCAGAAAGAAGGCTGGACCAGAGAAGATACTATTAGACTTAAGACAGTCTGTGATAAGCTTACTGCTAAGGGCTGTAAGCTTATTGTAAGTAATAATGATACTACCTTTATCCGTGAACTATTTAAGGATTATAATATTCATGAAATAGACGTTCGTCGTAGTGTCAATAGAAACGGTAATAATAGAAAAGGCAAAGAAGTTATTATAACTAATTATTAAGGAGTAGATTATGAGGGTTACTATGAAATATGCATATCCAGAAAAAGGAACTAGGAATGGCAGAATCTACCCACAGGAAGTTCTTGAGAAGGCGTTTAATGAACCAGCATTTAAAGAGTTATGTAATACTAAAGCACTTCCAATTCTCTCAGAAGACAATAAGCTTATTGGTTTAGGAACGGCAATGCTTGAAGATAAGAGAGTAGTAGCAATAGACGGCGAGATATTTGACTCTACCTATATTAAGCTACTTAAAGATTTCAAATACAGTGCAGCATTTACTTTGGCTGGAACTGGTGCAGTAGAGTATACAGATGATAAAGCAGTAGTAACTGAAGTTGCTTTTACTCATGCTATGTTCACTCCTTATCCGACAGTAGACTGTAAGGAAATACAGTATAAGGATTAAATAAAACAAATCACCAGTTATTCGAAAATAACTTGTGATTTTTATTATGCTCTTATTGTATTATATTATAAAGAAAACTTTATGGAGGGTACAGCGATGGCATGTTTTTATTTTCATTATAAATATACTTATGCCGACATTCGAGCCTTGGAGAACATGCATACTAAACAACTATTAAATGAACGCAATCATTTGTATCATGTATCTGAGTACTGCGCCGACTGTCGCTGTGACAAACAAGATGAAGAGTGTGCTAGATGTGGTAATCACCAAAACTTTAATATGGAGCAAGTGAAGAGAATACTTGCCACCAGAGAGCATGTACTTAATAAGCAAGAATCTAAGGCTTTACGTAAGCAGAGAATTAAGGAGGGACGATAATGGATAAAAATAAAGTCTATAGTTTTGAAGGCGATCCTGCAATAATTAAAAAGGTAGATGGAGATTATGCTATAGCTCTTGTACTAATCAGAACGGCTACTGCCGCTACAGCTACTTTGATTGAAACACCTCTTGCCACACTTACGCCATGGACTTGTCCTCATACAGAAGATAAAGGCACAAAGAGAGTCTATTGTGAGAATGGTATTTGTCAGTATCCCGTACCAGAAAAGGCACCATTCTCTACTCTTACTGGAATGTGCATGAGATGCCTAATGAAATCTTTTGAAGCAGAAGAAGCTGGACTCTTTTAAGAGGAAATAAAATTAATAACTTTATTTATAGGCTTGGTTTTAGGACCAGGCCTATTGTATTATATAATAGTATTTATTATGGAGGTATAGAAAATGATTACAGCAAAAGAAGCCAGATCGGCAACTGAGGAAAGACTTAAGGTTCTTGCTAAAGAGTATGTCGTAAATTATGCGGAGACCTTAATTCGTAAGGCTATTGACCTTGGCAGATATAATGTAGTACTTGATCTTACGAATACTAAAATGAATCTTCCTAATGTTGAAGTAGTAGGTCCCGAGATAGTAAAGCTTTTAGAAGCTCAGGGTTTTGATGCGGAGTTTTATATATCTGATGGATATAGATATGAGGCACAAGTTACAGTTAAGTGGGGAGATAAGTAATGAAACCTACTATAGACCTTTTAGCGGAAGTAATTGATGATATGGGTGAGACTTTGGCATATGCCGTACTTAGTTCTAAGGTAGAGGAGGGGCTTCTTAAGGATTTAGCTAAGCTCAAACTTGTGTACAGTCGTTTAGCGAATCCTGTAACCCAGCAAGAAACTAAGAGACATATCCCGGATAATCCCTATAAGAGAAATGATCCTGAGCTTGCTTCTAAAGTAAGCGAATTGATTTTTAATTCGGATAGACCTTATCGTTAAGGAGGATAAATAAATTATGGCTAAGTGTTATGTATTGAAAGAAGATGTTTCTATTACTTTTACTCCGGATGAAATTTTTGATTTGATTATCTGCTGTGAGGGAGATAAGTCTTATTGTAAGAATGCCATGGATCAGTATCCTAAAAGTAGCTTGGGCTATCTCGAATATAAAAAGCTCTATGATAAAGCTGAAGAACTGCAGCAAAAGATTATTGATATTCGTAATGCTAATGGTGAATTAGAGGAGATTTAAGCGTAATGGATGCCAAGACTTTAAAAATGGCCAAGACCCTCTGCGGCTTACCATATGACTGTGATACCTGTAGATATGCTTATGATATGTATATGGCTGACCGAATAAAGTGTCATTCAGAGCGCTATGCTGAGGTATTAGCAGAAGCAGGATATTGTCATAAAAGTGAAGCAGCACATGAAATAATTTCAAAGATTTTGTACTACTGTGATACTCATAAACCACTGGATGAAAAAGCTTTCGGTGCTTTTCTTGCAGAGCTTGAAGAAAGGATGTGTAAGTAATGATTATAGAAATGAATCCTATGGTAAGTATGTCTAAGAAAGACTTTGATGATAAGATTAAGCAGGTCGAGCGAGCTATGGCTGAGAAGATCTTTGCAGATGTTAAGAGTGATTTGCTTGATCATGTAGCTGATTACTTTGGTACTTATCATAAGACGTTTGATAGACTTAAACAGAAATATGGTTTGGAGGTGGATTAATGGAACAGCGTAATGAAGGTACCATTAACTTTCCAAACGCTACAGTTGGATATAGTATTAGGATACCAAAAAGAGTTGCTACAATAAAGCTCTGTGGTGGTGGCTTGACTTTCTACATAGATGATAATATGGAGTTTGAAATGCCTACCAAAGAACAGAGAGAAAATCTTAAGAAGACTTTTTGTATTGAAGTAATTCCGGAGGAAGATAATGACTAAATATGTAATTACTATCTACCAAGGCTCTAGGAAATACTATTACTCTGGCTTAAATTTGAAACATTTTTCTGTGGATACAGATCTTTTAATTACAGAGAATATTGATAAAGCATATAAATGTAATAATGAGTCTGAGGCTTTTGAGTTTATTTCTTATATGAAGCTATGTCCGGTAGCTATAGGCAAGGGGCTTGCTTTTGGGATAGAGCCTTTGGAACCAAAACCAGAAACTTTGTGGGACAAGATAACTAAGATGTCTAAAGAAGAATTTGCTAAATGGTTATTCGCTAATTGTGAATATATATCAGCGGAGTACGGTTCTTGCTCAGGGGCGAGTAATAGCTCAGGTATTCTAAGGCTTCTTGATTCTGCAGCAGAAGGAGATTGGTAATGGCAGATAGAATAGACCAAAATATTTTTAAACCTATACCTATGGCAGTCTGGCAAGGCTATACTAAGCTTGGAGTTATATATCCTAAAGGCTGTGAATACGAAGGCAGAGTACTGACTGAAGCTTTAGGAGTACCTGTTAAGCCAAAGTATACAAAGAAGCTAAATAAGTATATGAAGAAACATTTTTGAAGCCTATTAACTTAGGCTTCTTTTTATTGCTAAATTATGTAGACCTACTAAAAGGAGTATAGTAATGACTGAGCAAATTAGAGATAGACTTATTGATCTTTTCTGGGCAGGTTTACAAGGCTGGACTTATGATTCCTGGGAAAGTGCAAGCTCAAGTGAAAAAGAAGATATTGTTACTGCCGCAATAGTGGAGCTTGGTGATTTTGCAGCCGCAGATATAGATGAGGTATATGATCTATTCTGGGAGTGGGCAGACGGTTTAGATAGAACTGCTTTTAATGAAATTGATGAAGAGGTGTAATTATGATTATATTTTCTAAAGTAAAGGTTACTTCCGATACTACTAATTTTGTAGGCGAAGGTTTATGTGGTGGTGAACCTATTTGCTATGATGATTTAGCTGGCTGGACTTTCTTTGAGGAAGTATTAAACAAGTGTGCAGGCCCTTCTAAAATTAAGTGTGAAGTACAAACTTATGGATATGGCGAAGATGATGGCTATGGTAAGTTTGATGCTACACCAGAGGAAGTTGCTTATATGCAGAAGCGTATTGAGATGAGACCTAATTTTTTGGAAACCAGCTGTCAGAAGACTAGAATGCCCTATAAGGTAGATATTCGCTGGGAACCTAATGATCCTTTTGACTTTGTAGAGCTATAAGATTTGCTCCTTTTTATAAGGAGCTTTTCTTTTTATTTTATTGTATTATATAATAAGATTTATAGGAGTTATATATTATGATTGAATTTGAAAATACAACTTCTCAGTCAGCAGAGGAACAAGAGGAGTTATTTAAAGCTTTGGTTGAGAAAGCAATTAATAAGGAACATACTGGTTTTGAGTATATTAAAAGTGTGGCAGAGTTTAGGGTAATGCGCTTTAGTAGGAAAGGTCTTAGAACTGTAATTAAACTCTTCGACAACATACTAGACTCTATGTATAAAGCTTATTGTAAGCAAGTGAGAGAAGGCAATAATGATTTTAGTCTACTTTGCGTGTACAGGCAGTATGGTGAGTGCAGAGAGTTTTATAAAAAAGAACTTGAAACCGCAGAGAATATGTTAGATGAGTATGATGCTTATTTAGGTAAGGGTCATTTTATGGATCAGTTCTTTTGGGGCAGAGAAAGAGAATCCTGGCATTGTTGGGATCATAGAAATGAGGGACCGTAATGGAAGAGGGAAAATCTTTAGCACAGCTTTTTACCTTGTGGATTGAACAGCCTAATCCACCTATCATTGAGTTATTAGATATTAATCAGAGACCTGTAGGTGCTCTATATTTAGGTAAGTTCAGAGAAAAATCTCAGATAGTAATAAGCGAGACTAACAATCAAGAGAGATATTACCTATATTGTGATGGTATTGGTATATATTTTTCTTTCTATAAAAAGCTTTATTTATCCCAAGAAATGGAAGATTAAAATTGTATAATATATCAGGGTAGTTTGCTTTCTTGGCCTGCCCTGATTAATTTTTAGTATAGATTCAGGCCGAAAAGAGAGGTTTAGATTTGCTAAAATATATACCGGATATATTAGTTGGAAAGGAGAAAATATATGAAGGTAATTAAGCGCGACGGCGCGGTTGTAGACTTTGACGAGAAGAAAATTCGTAAGGCTCTTAAAGCAGCAGCCAAAGATACTAAGGAAATGACTGACCAGGATGTTGATCGAATTGCGGAAATTGTAGGTAATAAATGTGAGCGTTTAAATTCCGATCGAATCACTGTAGAGCAGATTCAGGACCTTGTAGAAGATTCTTTACTTAAGAGCCGTTTTAATCAGACGGCTAAAGCTTATATTCTTTATCGTGAGCAGAGAACTCAAAGGAGAGGCTCTATTACTGATAAAACATTTCTTGAGTTTCTTTCGGGTGAGAGCGAGTACTGGAATACTGAGAACTCAAATAAGGATGCTACTATTGTAACTACACAGAGAGACTACCTTGCAGGTATCGCAGGCACGGATCTTGCGCGTAGATTCTTGCTTCCTAAGGCTGTTTGTGAGGCACACGACGCAGGTATTATTCATCAGCACGATATGGATTATATGGCTGAGAAAGCTAGAAATAATTGTTGTCTCGTCAATCTGGAAGACATGCTTCAGAATGGTACTGTTCTTAATGGAGTTCGTATTGACCCGCAGCATAGACTTCTTACTGCTACTACTGTAGCTACTCAGATTATTACTGCTGTAAGTAGTTCTCAGTATGGTGGGGTAACTATTACTTTAACACATCTCGCGCCTTTCGTAAGAATGAGCTATGAAAGTTATCTAGATGAAGTAGCCGGTGAGCTTGCCGAGCTTGTTATAGATAATAAACCAGAGCTTATAAAAAAGATTGCCGAGAAGAGACTTATGAAGGAAGTACGAGATTCAGTACAGACTTTTAATTATCAGATTAATTCTATGTCCAGTACTAATGGGCAGGCACCTTTTATTTCTGTAAATATGTACATCTCTGAGGATCCCGAGTTCAGAAAAGAGACTGCTATGCTTATTGAGGAGTTTTTGCATCAAAGAATTAAGGGTCTCAAGAATGCCCAAGGTGTTTATATCACTCCTGCTTTTCCTAAGCTTCTCTATGTATTAGATGAAGATAATATTCGAGAGGATTCTGAGTATTGGGAAATTACAAAGCTTGCTGCCAAATGTACAGCTAAGAGACTTGTGCCGGATTACATATCTGCAAAGAAGATGAGAGAATATAAGCTTCGAGCAGGGCAGTCTTCTGGTGATGTGTATCCCTGCATGGGTTGCAGAAGCTTTTTAACACCTGATAGAACTACTGCTAACTATGCCAAGGCTCTTAATTATGATCCTGAAAAGCCGAAGTATTATGGTCGTTTTAATATGGGTGTTACTACTATTAGTCTTCCTGACGTAGCGCTTTCTTCAGGCAAGAATAGAGATAAGTTTTGGAAGCTTCTTGAGGAGAGATGTGAACTTTGTCACCTTGGCTTAAGAGCTCGTATTGATAGACTTCTTGAGGTACCTGCTGATGTAGCCCCGATTCTTTGGAGATATGGTGCCTTGGCAAGATTGGACTATGGAGAGAAACTTACTAATCTTGTATACAATGGCTACTCTACTGCAAGTCTTGGCTTTGCAGGTCTTTATGAGTGTGTTAAGTATATGACCGGCGTCAGCCATACAGATCCAGAAGGTAAAGAGTTTGGGCTTAAGGTAATGCAGAAGCTTAACGATATGTGTGCAAAGTGGAAGGCTGAGGAGAATATCGATTACTCGGTTTATGGGTCTCCTATTGAGTCCACTACTTATAAGTTTGCTAAAAAGCTTAAGTCTCGCTTTGGTAATGATGTCTTTGTGAAGCTTGATGGCAAGGATAGAAACTATATTACTAATAGTTATCATGTACCTGTATTTGAAGAGATTGACGCATTTGAAAAACTTGCACTTGAATCAGAATTTCAGAAGCTTGCTCCCGGCGGAGCCATTAGTTATGTAGAGACAGCTAATCTTACTTCTAATGTAGAGGCTGTTCTTGAGGTAATGAAGTTTATCTATGAGAATATTATGTATGCTGAGCTAAATACTAAGAGTGATTATTGTCAGGTTTGCGGGTATGATGGTGAAATGCAAATTACAGATGATATGAAGTGGTATTGCCCAAATTGTAACAATCATGATGAAAAGCTCATTAATGTAGCTCGTAGAACTTGTGGTTATATTGGTGTTAATAAATGGGGATATGGAAGGACGCAGGAAATTAAGGAACGCGTTGTCCACCTCGGAGAATAAAAATATAATATAAAGGAAGAGATTAAAATGTTTATTTATGAAAGAAATGGACGCATTTGCGTAACCTTTAAGGATGATAAGCCTGTACCTGCTCCTGAGTATGAGTTTGTAGTAGATAAGGAAGCAGATACTGTGACCGTAAACGGTAAAGTTCTTACACCTATGGTTACTGAAGAACTTGCTGAAAATGCTGTGTACGAGACTGCGCGTGTTATCTCTGAGCCTGTGTCTATTAATCTTGCTGGCAGAATGATTTCTGCACCTGAGGATACTGCTGGAGAAGGTATTTTCCATGTAAAGAAAAATGGTTATCTTATTATCAGCGGTAAAGGTATCGTTAATGGCGTAGGTAAGAATGATTATAGTATGGCTATTTGGGCAGATGGTGGACATGTTATTATTGATGATGGCACTTTTACAAATAAGGGTGCTCAGGGCAATGATGCCTCTCACTTCGATCTTATCTATGTAAAGAATGGCGGTATTGTAGAGATTAATGGTGGCTACTTTGAATGTGAGACACCTCGGTGGACTCTTAACTCTAACAATACTAAGCCTGGCACTATTATTGTTAGAGGTGGTACCTTTGTAGGCTTCAATCCTGCAGAAGCTTATACTGATGATAATGGTGCAGATGTAGTAAATTATCTTGCACCTGGCTATAGAGCTATTAAGTCTGATATTAATACTTGGATAGTTTGTAAGATCTAAATGAATTATGTACGTATAAACAAAAGCTCAGTAAACGAAGGTCCTGGAATAAGAATCACTTTGTTTGTCTCAGGCTGTCGTAATTGTTGCCCGGGATGTCATAATCCAGAGACCTGGTGTTTTGCAGCTGGTGAGCGCTATACTCAAGAAGTTGAGGCTAAAATTTTGGAGCATCTTCAGAAGCCTCATATTGCTGGTTTAACCCTTTGTGGTGGTGAACCATTCGAGCCTGAAAACCAGCCTGCTCTTGCAAAGCTTTGTGCTAAAGTTAAAAAGTATACAGGTAAAAGTATTTGGTGTTATACTGGGTATGAATTAAATGACTTATTACCGGATGGCTGTAAGAGAGGAATTTATACTCAGACTATGTTAAATAACATAGATGTATTAATTACAGGTAGATATATAGAACGACTTCGAGATATTACGGATAATAATCGTTGGAGAGGCTCAAGAAATCAGAGAGTACTTGATCTTCAAGAATCTTTATTCGAAGGTAGACCAGTTATGAAAGCTGGAATACCAAATAATAATTAAAAATAAAAGACCTTAACAAAGTTAAGGTCTTTTATTTTTATTCACGATGGAATTCTTTTACTAAATAACAAATTGGTGTTACAGTTAATTCTGTGTCATATTCCATTTCAAAACTAGAAGGATAACTGTCTTCCATAGGACCGTCATATTTGCCTGGATCATAATGAACATAAGACACCTCTGGCTGATCATTTGTCTCAAAGCTTATATCATATAGCATAGACCAGCCAGTGTCATCTATAGGGAAATAACCTAAGTGATTCTGTTCTGGATTTAAATTTAGGCCCTCAGCAATATTATACGGATCAAGACCGCCAAGCTTTTCATAGTCCTCAAATTCACGCTCATACTGGTCTAGGAAATCGTCTACATCAAAGCTATAATCACCAGCTTCATAGCCATCTCCCTTATAGTCTTCTTCAGTAAGTTCTATTTCGAACGGTTTTCCATAAATCGGAATAGTTAATTTACCGGTATTACTATCAAAAGTAGCTTCTTTGGTATTTAGTGTTGCAGTAAAGCCAGGTTCTAATGAAGCTGCTATTTGTGCCATGATTTTATCAAGAGCTGGTTTTTCTTCCGCAAGTAATTTAGCCATAGCTTCAGGCTTAGCTTTTTTAGCTGCAGTTCTCTCAGCATCTTTGGTTGTAGCTATCTCATCATGGCTAGTAAATTCGGCCCTGTGTTCAGCTGATACTTTGCTATATAGGGCATCATAAGCATCACTTAGCTTCTTAATTTCAGCTCTAAGTGCGGCTTCTTCTTCTGCGACTTCTGCCTTCCTTTTTTCATCGTAAGTATCATCGTCCCAGTCATCAAGCTGTCCATTATAATGACGGAATGTATAAGAGCGTTGAAGATCTCTTAATTGATTCTCAAGCTCACGCAATCTTCTACGATCTTCATTATCTAATTGTGTACTAAAACGTTTATCCCATGCATTACTTTTCTTTGTTTCCATTTGTCGCAATTCAGCATCTAAAGCCTCAATGCGATCAATTAAAGCAAATAACTCATTAGACGCAGCGGATTCTAACAGTTTTCTAGAAAAGCTTTCATTGATAAGCTTTGGTTGAATTTCTGGAAAATCTACATCAAAATACTTATTATACATATTAAGCTCCTTATAGAATTATTAAAATAAGTTTCTAAATAATTTAGCACTATACATGCACAAAAATATTTTATTTATAAAGATTGTATTATATAATACATTATTTATTATGAGGTTTATTAATTTTATGACAGCAAAACGTAAAGCAATTCCACCAAAGCTAAGAGAAGAAATTTTTAAAAAATATGATGGTCATTGTGCTTATTGTGGTAAGGAATTAACAAGAAAAGATTTCCAAGTAGATCACCTTATTCCAGTTCAGAGAGAAAAGTGTGGTAAGGCGTTGGAATCAGAAGTAGAAAATTTTAATAATTTTATGCCTTCTTGCCGTAGGTGCAACCATTATAAACGAGCTCATTCTTTAGAAACTTTTAGGCGTTACATAGAAGAAATTCCAATGAAGCTGCGAGAAGATAATTATATTTATAAAGTTGGTTTAGACTATGGTTTGGTAGAAGAACATCCACGCAACGTAGTATTTTATTTTGAATGGCTTAAACAGCAAGAAGATATTGTATAATATATTGTATAATATAAAGAATAAGATAAAAGGAGGCTTATAATGGCTGGATATAATGAGGATATGCTCGCAGCTATGAAGGCGCAGACAGAGTTTATTAAAAAGCAGGCTTTATTTGAAGTAATTCAGGTAGTGGCAGTTTGTGATACTTATGAAGAGTTTAAGAAGGCTATGTATGGAAAAGCTATTGAATTTATGAGAGAGCTGGAGGCTGACGGCACTGTCAGGCCAGGGTTTACAGAGAAAGTAATTAAAAATAGTAAAGAGGCAGGGCAGCTGTAATGGCAGATCTTACTTTCTATTATGGTCCTATGGGGTGTTCAAAGACTGCTAATGCCCTTATGGCTAGACACAACGCCTTAAGTATGCGACAGAATGTGTGGCTTATTAAGCCAGCAGTAGATACTCGTGATGATAAGGTTATGCAAGATGGTAGTCGTATTCCTATGCTTCGATCTAGAGTCGGTATTGAGGCAGAAGCTCAGCCTATCTATAGAAATGATCATATTGCTCCTCCACTATATACAAATATTATTATTTGTGATGAAGCACAGTTCTTACAGTCATGGCAGGTAGATGAGCTAAATGAGATTGCAAAAGACTTTGATATTCCAGTTCTTTGCTATGGTCTTAGAACAGATTTTAGGACAAGAGCATTTATCGGTTCTCAAAGGCTATTTGAGATCGCGGATAGGCTTATAGAACTTGAGACTTTTTGTGAGTGTGGAAAAAAGGCAGTTTTGACTGCGAAGTTTAATAACGGTAAACTAGTTCTCTCAGGTAATCAGATTGATATTGGTGGAGACGAAAAGTACAAAGCAATGTGCTATCGCTGCTGGAGGAATTTTAAGCTAAATCGGGAGTGTGAAGATGAATAAGAATTGGACTGTTTGTATTATAGCTTCAATTATTTGCAGATTTCTTGCTCTAGCTGCAATTTTAGCTTTTGTATATTTTATGGTTGTTTTTTCAGGTAGCTTACATTGTCTATGGCTTTTGTTTTTACTATTTGCTGTAGATTTGGTGCCTACCTATGAATTTAAAAAAGAATTTCCAATAAATAAGGAGAATAAAGATGGTAAAAGTAATTAAACCTGGACAGAAAGAATTTTATGCTACCTGTGATATGTGCGGTTGTGAATTTACGTATGAACTTAGTGATCTTAATTTGAGTTGTTCACTCAATAAAGTGGCTTGCCCTACTTGTGGTAAGGATTATTATCACAAGTCTCAGAATGGTGGAGGCTATGGTATTGATTATCTTAACTGGCCTAAAGCAGGTGAGCCAATTCCTTGCACAGATCAGGCTAAGGATCCTTGTGCGGAGTGTGATTGGATGAAGAACCTTCTTAAGAATGGTACCTATGTAGGTGATACTCCTTGTACTTGGTGTCCCAAGAATAAGTTTAGCTGTAATACTTCTGGTGGCTCGATTTTACAGTCTGGCTCTTATCCTGAAGCTCATTTAGCTGACAGAACTATTTCTTCCACTTCATCTTCGTGTAGCGCTGGAACGACTGCGACTATTCATTTGGATGCTATTACTGTTGCAGATCAGGCAGATAGAGATTATGTTAATGAGAAGCTTCAGGAGGTTCATAATGCGTCTGGCTGTTCTGCTTTGAATAGGTGTGACTCAAACTGTAATACAGAAGGCAAAAATTCTCATCCTGACGCTTTAATAGGCAATGGTAATAAAAATTGCAAGTGCAAGAAGTAAAACTAATAAAAGCTAAATTTGGGCTTTAAGGAGGCATTGAAATATATGCCTTCTTTTTATAAAAATAATAAAATATTTTGCATAGACACCGTATAATAAAATGTAGCAATTTTATGGGAGGATATACAATGTTTGTAGTAGAGCAACAAAAAGCAATTAAGGTAATTAGAGATCATGGTAATAGCATGGCTGATACTTTTGAGCTTTTGATGGATGAACCAGAGAAAGCAGACGTGTATAGAGAGGCTATTAATCATGCTTGTGTACAATTAGAGCTATTGGATACCTATGAGCTTGGTGAACCTAAAATAAGTGCATGCTTAGTGATTTGTGGACAGTTTGATGATCTAGGTAAATGTGGAAATTGCGATAAGCAACTTGGGTCATTGTCCTTTATTTATGACTGTGGTTTTGAGTATTGTCCTTATTGTGGGGCAAAGCTCTATAAGGAGGTACCCTATGTCACGAGAGTACCCAAGTAATTATTGTGGTGAATGTCCTATTTGGCTTGCTTTTGATGAGCCGGGAGGTATTCCCGCAAAAGAGGCTATTGAGAAATATTGTTCTAAATGTGATCTATATTTAGGCATTGATTGTGATGGTCGTTGTTTAAATTGTGACTGTTTTAATGAGCATGGCTGTACTTTAAAGGAGTTTTAATATGGAAAAGAAAATTTGGGGTGTTTGGGAATTTCCAGAGGGAGATATAAATTCTCTGTGGGTTGAGTGTAGCGAGTGTGGTCAAGTAATGCCTACAGAGGAGGCAGGAAGAATGTGTCCATCATGTAATACTGAAATGCTTCCATTTCCAGAGGTGAAGAAATGATTTTAGATTCTTGCCCTTTTTGTGGTTGCACTGATATTAAATATTCAGTAAAAACTACATCTCTTAGTTTTAAACGTGCCTGGTATGTTGCAATGTATTGTAATAATTGTCATTGTTATGGACCAAGAGTGCTAATTCGTCCAGACAGCTCGTTGACTCGACATAAGGTAGAACATAGCGTAGAATTTAGAATGCTGGCAGAAAAAGCTTGGAATAAAATTTTAGAATAACTATTAATTCACCTCCAGAGGTATTGTATTATATTATGTACAATAAAACTTTGGAGGTGTTTTTATGAAAAACTTTATGATTCAGGAAGTTCTTAATGAATGGAAGAAAGAGTCTGGTCTTACTCACATTATGCTTTATCGAGTAAGAAGTGGTGTGCTTACAATTTACTCTGATCGTCCTGGTGTGCTTATTGGTCGCATGGGTGAACGTATTGACCGCTACAAGCAGAAGCTACTTGCTTTGCCGTTTGGCTTGGTAAAAGAAGTTCGTCTTGAAGAGACTGATGGTATTTTTTGAGGAGGATTTTAACTATGATGGAGAAGAATTATCGTAATATTGATAAGGATGCGACTTATTTTTGTTTGATGCAGCCTATCGAGACTTTTATGGGTTTGATTTCATTTACTAGCTCAGACACACCTTGGGAGTGGTTTGAGTGCAGAGTGGACGAATCTAGATACAAGGTAGATGATAATTATAAGATTACTCTTAGAGCTTTGAACAACTGTGCTTATGAGCATTATTATCAAGATGACTTTCTTAGCCTTATAAATCAAGGACTTATTGTAAAGAAGACTTCTGATAAGATGCATGTTGAGCATGTAGATTTTTATGAGCCTATTCCTGGTACTATTGCTTATCTGCATCATGAAGGCTCTTGTATTGTGGAGGTATAAAAAATGAAAGCAACTGGTATTGTTCGTAGAATTGATGATCTTGGGCGTATTGTAGTTCCTAAGGAGATTCGTCACACTCTTGGACTTAAAGAAGGCGATCCAATGGAGCTTTATGTCGAAGGCGATGTAATTTGTTTTAAAAAGTATAGTACTCTTCCTGAAATTGCTCAGACTGTTGAAACTCTTGTCAATCAAGTTTCTGACCCCGACGCTTTGAGAGATCTTGATGAGACTGATGCAGTAGCTATCAGAGCATTTGCTAAGATTTTGCAGAAGAATTTCAAGAAGCTATCTGAGGTGGTTTAATTATGCAGTGTGCAGCAGCTGATTGTGTTAATAATGATAAAGGGTTGTGCACTGTGGAGTCTATGTTATCTATCTGTGAAGATGGGCAGTGTGCACTCTTGCAAAAGAGTCCTGAACGTACTATTAAAGTTTTGCAGGATAAGTTAAGTAGTCTGTCTGCAGAGAATAGACGTATCGTTGAGGAAAATGAGCAGCTTGTTAAGACACTTGAAGAGCTAAGGAAGCAGATACCTTATCCGCCTGTAGGATCTATTGTTTTTGTAGAGGATCCTATGTGGGGGCTTCTGCCTTGTAAGATTGATAAGCCTTTTCATTTTGTTGCTGGAACCACTGGTTCTGGTTCGTGTACTTTTAATGGCTTTTTTACACTTGATGACCTTGGGGTTACGATTTTTGAGTCTCAAGAACAGTGGGCTGCAAAGCAAGCAGAAAAGGCAGAAAAGTATGAAAAGCTATCTGATGGACTCGAAACAGTAAAGTGCCCAGATCATGTGGACGGAAAGAAATTAGATAATTTTATTTATGCAAAGGATTACCAATAATGAAGAAACCTATTCCGCAAAATAGTTTATATATGGAGCATGTAAAGACTGCATTGGAGAAGGCAAAAGCAGAATTTCATCTTGCAATTTATTTAGGTGAATGTGGAAGTAATGCAGGTATTAGAAAAATCTGGTCAGAGAGAGCAGATTGGATTGCTCCTTTAATTTATCTTGCAGAAGCGCAAATAGCAAGAGAGGAGTCTGATAATGTACATTAAACGTAGTAGAGTATTAGCAGACTTGCTTGATTATAGAATTAAATATCCGCATCAAGAAGAGCTTTTAAGTGCCTTTACTTCCTATATTCGTAGTTTACCTGCCGAGGATGTAGGGTCTCGCAAAACCTGCCATGGTGGTCAGAAGGTTGGTTTTAGGGAGTATTGTTCAGAATGTCATAAGTTAGTGGAGCTTGGAAATTTTTGCCCTTATTGTGGATCAAAAGTAGAAAGAGGCACACATGGTACAAGTTGCTGATGTAAAGCTTAAGCCTTGTCCTTTTTGTAAAGGTGAGGTAGAGCTTTGGAAATATAGTGAAGCTATTAAATGCCGGTTTATTTGCAAGAAGTGCAAAGTTGAGGTAGAATTTCCTAGAGGCCTTGATTCCAAAGATTGTATAAAGAAATGGAATAGAAGAGATACTCAGAAAGGCATTACAGTAGATGGCGGTCGCTGTTGCATTAATGCTAAGTCTTTTCTTGGTTTGGTAGCAGCAAGAGAGTTTGATGAGCTCTGGTGTGAATCTGATAAAGATATTTACACTGCAATTCGTCATTTTGAGGCTGAGTAATTCAGCCTTTTTTCTTTTTTTAGGCTAATTTAGCTTTTGTACTATTGTATAATATTATGAGATTATTTTATGGAGGGGAACTATGGGAATCAGTCTTACGGCTAATTATAAAGGTGCCCCATCGTTGGATGGTAGTAGCTTTATGTTGTTTAAGATACGTAGTAGAATAGCAAAAGCTTGGGATGCGGAATTTGGAGAGCATTATGCTACATTGATGGATGCTTTTCGTTTCAATGAGCTCGAAGCTTTCGATAGACGTACTACAGAAATTCTAGAGCAGTCGAGATTTTCAAATGATGCAGATATAGCAGAGTTTATGTTTATGTCTGATTGTGAAGGCAAGGTAAATTATAAAACTTGTAAAAAGCTTGCAGATTTGTTAACGTCTTTAATTGTAAACAAAATTGAGGATTTCGCTCAAATTAGCTTACGTTATCAAGCTTATAGCAAAAATGATTGGGAAGACTTATTAAAATTATTGAGAGGCTGTTATTCTCATAGAGCAAATTTGATTTGGAGGTAAATTATGGAAGTTATTACTAATTTTGATATTCACTGCGGAGAGGACATTCGGGCAGCAATTTGTAGAGTAGATCATGATTTTTATGTGCCTGTAAAACGGTATCGTGACGATCATGTATTTGACGAAAATAAGAGCGTGAAGTGGAATAGAGAAGAGGTAGCTCGTCAGAATGAAAAGCAGATCGAGCTTCAGAGACAGGCTAGAGATATGTGTGCACAGAGTCATGCAAATCTTAATGAAGCTATTTATAAGTATATTATGAATGAAGCTATTTATGGACATTATTTCAGCCGTGCAGAAGCTGCTTTTATTTGGTCTCATTGTTGCAGACATCATGAATCTAATCCTTGGGATTGGATAGACGAAATGGCAGACACTATTCATGAATATGAACTTATTATGGAGAACGAGAAATGAGAGAAGAGACGATTGTAAGTTATTTTGCAGATGATGGTACACCGTTTGAGCAGAATAAAGATGCTTGTAAGATTTATGAAGATCTTTGCCACAAGTATAAGACTTTCTTGTATAAGGGTGATGTAATGTTTTGGAATCATTATTCAAAGTATATAAATCTTGATTTAGTTGAGTATACTTTTGCTAATGATACTGCATACCTTGACTGGCTGCTCAATAGACTTAGAACTGAATGTGGTTATATTGTCGTGAATGTGCACCCATGTTCTGCAGAGTGGAAAGAGGCTTGGGAGTTTGCGAAGCTTTATGGCAACATGGGATCTGAGTGTGATAGGATTGAAAAGACTTATCAGATGGGAGATCTTCTTACTTATGATGAAATGGATTGTAAGTGGCATAATGTAAGTTATATGTCAAGAAATATTAAGACTACCCATGACAGGCTACTAAATGATGTGGCGGCAAAGTGCATCGCAAATAATTGGAGGGCTGGAGATGAATAATAAAGATTTTGTAGAGCTTGTTGCTCAAAATCCAGATTTGCCTATTATTACCTTAGTACATGGTGAGGTATGTGGAGACGATTGTGGCTACTGGCTTGGTCATTGTGGATCGGCTTCTGTAGAGTTAGTAGGTCTTATCGGTGAGCGATATTATACAGACTTTGAAGAGTTTACTGAAGTTTATTATGATCGGCACTCTGATGAACTTTGTGAGAAATTTAATTATGAGCCGCGTTGTTGTGCTGTTGCGGTAGAACGAGGGGAATATACCGAGGAGCAGTTTGCGGCTAATTGTTTGGCTGAGGCTCGGTTGGAAGAGTATTTAAAAGAAATTGCTATTAAATATATGAGAAGAGCTATTGTTATGTATGTAGATCTTCCTAAAGACAATATTATTCCGGAGGTAGACTGATGGTAGAACTTTCATTTGGAGATCTTAAGCAAGGTTTAATTTGCTGTACAGTTTATAGAAATTGTTCTGGTTGCCCTTTGTATATGGGGCCTGAAAAGGGGCCTCATGAAGAATGCACTTATAAGCTTATGAGTGCTGCTTTTAATTGCATTAATGCTTTAGAAAAAGATCTTGCTGCTTTAGCGGCACAAGGAGGTAAGAAATAATGAAGCTTATTTTACATTTTCCTAATGATACTAGGTGCGCGTTTATTAATTTTATTAGAGGCGATATTTATGGTATGTCTATGCAGAGTCATGCTATTGCTGGAGACGAGCTCGTAGAGGGTGCAGAAATTACGATTTTGCCTCAAGATGTAAAATATGGAGAGAAATGATGTCAGAATATTTACAGATTCTAAAAAGAGCCAAAGAGCAGGGTATTGAGCTAGAAGGTAAGATGGTTTTGATTCCTAAAGCAGAGAATAGATTTCATCTTAATGATTCGCCTGTATATGGAAGAGTTTGGGAAGATACCGGATATGTCGCTTTACTTAGGGATGTAGAGGAACCTTATTCTGAAACAGGATTTATTAAGGAACCTTTTATTTATCGTGTGAAAGATAAATATAAAACTTATCTTTCTGGCGGCGGTATCTCATATCTTGTGGAATTCTACGTAGTTGAATAATAGAAAATTAAATATCGATATAATTCTGAGTGGTTACATATTGTATAATAATATGTAGCCACTTTATATTTTGGAGGAACTTATGGAACACGAATATACTTATAAGCTTGAATGTCTTTGGGATATTGTAGAAGAGCTTACGGCAAGAGAAACTTCAAATAACTGTGTTATCCCCCCATTGCAGGGAAAGTCTTGGGATGAGCTATGTAAAGACGGTATTAGATTATTTAAAGAACTAGGAGTAAATATAAATGAGTAATATTTTTGTTTTGATCGCTATGTTGTTTATGCACGTTCTTGACGACTATGTTTTGCAGGCACCTTGCCTATGTAATCTAAAGCAGCGTGATTTTTGGAAGAAGACTGCACCTGATAAGATTTATAAGTATGATTACATAGTAGCTTTGATTATGCATGCTTTGTCTTGGTCTTGCATGATTATGTTGCCCTGTGCTTTTGCTCTTGATTTTAACGTTGGCTTCGGATATCTTTACTTCTTGGTCTTTAATACCATTTTTCACGCAGCAGTCGATCATCTGAAGGCAAACGTAAAAGTAATTAACCTTTGGGTAGATCAGGCTTGTCATATGCTTCAGATCGCTAGTACCTTTATTGTATTTGTGTTTGGAGGCTTTGTATGTTAAAGCAGATTGATTTTACAATGAATACCGGTTTGAAGTATCATATGTTTTTTGATGATGAACACATGACAGAGGAGCAAGCTTTGGTAGAATGTGAGTTTGTCGGATGGGGTGCTGGACACGACTATAGTCTTTACCCTTATTACCTTATTGTACCAGACGGCAAAGAACCTATTTTGAAGACTATTGGAAAGTATTGTAGAGAAAATAGGGAGGAAGAAGATGAAGCGTAAGCCTTGGCCTATTGATACTTGTGATGTGTGTGGAAAGAAAGAAGCTGTTGGTTTTGTAGTAGCTTCTGCTTTTGGTGCACATAGTAACGCAGTATGTATAGATTGTATTGAAGCTGGAAAAGAAAGTTATAGAGATATGGTTCTCTACATTTCTTGTGCTGGCAGGTGGCCTCAGGATATTAATGAGAGATATCAGAGATTTGTTCGTAAACAGCTTGATTTACATGGTAAGACTGAAGAAGAGTTCGCTGCTGATGTAGAAGCGGAAATTAAGCGTGATCTTGAATTTCAGGAAAGTTATTATGCTTCATGGGTTCAGGAGGACAAAAATGGATTTTAAACAGCCTGGTCCTACTGGATATATTGAAATGAAACCAGTCTGTTCTGAATGCAAGTATGTATTTGAACTAGATGATGTGGAGATAGTTGCATTAGATTGTTCTGACGGTAAGTTGAGTTATCGAAAGCCTCGGGTAAGCCCATTAGTCTGTCCTAGATGTAGTACAGTTTTTGCAGGTATTACAATTCCGTTAGATTTCGAAAAGAAATTAGCTGATAAAGCTAGATGGAGATATAATTATGATTGAGAGACATACTTTTAAAGAGCTTATTGAAACAATTGCTATGATAGAGGCCGGCATTGAGAAATTTGAGGCAGCTGTGAATTGTCATATTGACGATAATTGGATGGTAAATGCCCCATGTAAAATTATTACTGCTATTGCTGAAGGATTTTTTGAGAATTATACTTTTGAAAAAGAGAAAGGCCATCATTCGATAGTAGATTCTAAGCTTGAAACGATAGAAGAGCTTTTGTATCATTTTATTTATATGGAGGATTGCGGGAACGAGTCTGAACATTGTAAGTCCAAGCTTGTAATAGTAGATCAAGGAGAGGATACTGAGAAAGCGCTTCCTTGTACTTGTATGGATGAGCTTTATGACATTATTCAAACCTATATAAATGATACAAGTCTTAACTTTAGTTTTAATTATTGTCATTCTTATAGAGAAGACGAGGAGCTTAAAGATGCGCGCTAAGTGTGGAAATTGTGAATTCTTCTTGGGTATGGGAGATTGGAATCTCTGCTGTTCTAATCCGCCTGAAGATGAAGTTAGTTGGGCTGGATTTTTGTGCTATGGAGATACCGCTCCATGTCATAATTATAAATATAAAAAGAGAGATGAGGACGAGCTCCCTCTTTCTGGAACTCAACGTTAAAATCTAGAAAAGTAAATGCTAAATTAAATGAAATAAATTATTAAGGAGTTTAATATGGCATTTATCTATAAAATTACTAATTTACAAAACAATAAGATTTATATAGGGCAGACTTCTACTACTTTAGATCGTAGATTTCGACAACATCAAATTGCTGCTTTTACATTAAAGCTTAAAAGGCCTTTGTACAGTGCAATGCGTAAATATGGAATCGAAAATTTTAAAATAGAGTTAGTCGAAGAAGTAGATGCAGATAAGGTTGCAGATGCTGAACAACTATATATTTCTAGATATGAAAGCTTTGCTCCACTTGGGAAGGGATACAATGCTACTCGTGGTGGAGAGGGTGCTATATTATTAGATTATGATTTAATTTATCAGCTTTGGCGGGATGGTAAAAGTATTGCAGAAATTAGTACAATTACTGGGGCTACTAGATACAGCATCCGAGGTGTTTTAAAGGTACTACCAGATTATAATGAGACAGAAAGCCGGCGCCGCGGGAATAGATATCAGCATAGTTTAAGATTAAAGACTATTTATCAGTACGCGCCAGATGGCACTTATTTGATGACTTATGACTCAGTGGCTACAGCAGCAGAATCTTTGAATATTTCAACTAAGAGCTTATTTTTTGCACTTACTGTGCCAGGACAACTTGCTGCCGAGACTCAATGGAGCTATTTAAGGTTAGATAAGCTATCTCCAATAGAGCATAAAGTACGAAAATATAAACAGCCTGTTTTAGAAATAGACTCTAATGGTAAGGTAATAGCAGAATATGAATCTGCTTCAGCTGCTGCAAAACTATTGTCTTTAGATTCAGGCTATATCCGTACTGCTTGTACTAGAGATTCTCACAAGTATGCAAAGTTAGATCGATATTTTATATATAAACAAAAGAATTGAGGTGGTTTAAATGAAGTCAAGAGTTGTTTTTCTTGACTATGATTAGATGGGGTCGTAAATACTCCGATGTGGAATGAGAAGGGTACAAGGTGCTCTTATAATTTTCCTAAGGATAATAAAGTAAATAATTTTCAGGCTGTACAATGGCTTTCTGAAGCGTGCAAGAAGTTTCATTATGATATTGTAGTAACTTCTACTTGGCGCTGGGATGAGAATTACAAAGAGTGTCTTATTAATGGTGGTCTGAGATCTGGAATTGAGATTTTAGGACGTACTAAAGAAATTAGGGAGCAGTGCAGGGGTTTTGAGATAAAGACTTATCTTGAAGAGCATCCTGAGATTAATTACTATGTTATTATCGATGATGATTGTGATATGCTTCCTGAGCAGATAGGTCATTTTATCCAGACTGACTATAGAGTTGGTTTTACTCTTAAGGAATTTGAAAGGTTTGAAGAGATCTTTAATAAAGACAACGGCCATGGAGGATCTTTTCCGGAAAGAAAACAGAAGGATTACAGGAGATTTGACGAATGTGCGACGTATGTAGAAGATTAACAGAAGATCATGTTCATAGTAGATTGGCTGCAGACTATAATGGTACAGAAATCGAGCTTATGAAAGATGGTGAAGAAGTTAAATTAGTGATAAGCTATTGGAATACTATGTATAGAAATAGGCTTGACTGCACTATAGGGTTCTGTCCTTACTGTGGAGAAAAGCTTATTAAGACTGCAAAACGTTCTGTGGGCGCAAAAGATAAGAACGGTCGTGAGCTTTATGAGGGAGATTGCGTAAAAACCAAGTATGGTCGAATTTGTAAGATCATCTGGTTTGAATCAGACCAACATAGATGCTGGGATCTTATGCCAGTAGATTTATTTGAGTGCAAGGCGCCAGATAATTGGGACATGTGGTATTCTGAAAATTTAGAATTTGTGAGGTAAACTATGGATAGATTTATTAGAGGCGCATTTTGTTTGGATTGGGATGTAACTGATATGGAAGCCTGGGAAGCCAAGCATATGAAGCAGCTTGAAAAAGTTGGTGAATTTTGTAATGCATTTGAAATTGAATTTCAGTGTGGCACTACGGAGCATGATAGATATATTATTGAATATCGTATTATATCTAGTACGGCTCAGAGAGGTAATTCCTTGTATAGAGAGCTTAGAGACCTTATTAAAGAGTACTTTGATAAACCGGAGGAACTACATCAGTTTAGAGGGAGAATTATGAGATGATCAGTAAAGAGCAAGCTATTGAGATTGTGCGTAAATTTGATTTTTTCCAGGGCCAGAGAGCTGGCAGAGAGCTTTGGGCTACTAAGCCTATTGAAGTACAGAATGTAGATCTTATGAGCTTTTCTTCGGACTGCGGTGATTTGCTCGAGTATCTTGAGAAGACTCAGGAGCCGGGCTATAGATTAGAGGCTATTCCAGAGAAATGCTGGATTCTTTTTGATATGCCTGGCTTTTACGACATCTATGAGTATGAAGTTGATCGAGTAGTATTCGTAAAAGATAAGATTGAAAAACTTTGGTGTTCTAGAGAGCATGAAGGAACCGTAGTAACGAGCCATGACCTTGGCAGACTTGTATTTTTCTCTAAAGAAGCAGCAAGTAATGCTTTAACTGAAATTATTAAACAAAGACGAGGTGAAATAAATGGCGAAATGTAATTGTTTTCGCTCTGGTAAGGTATTTAACCTGCATAGTGGTAAGGATTATTGTGATGGGGTTAAAGAGCCGGAGATCTGTTCTTGTGGTGGCGATATGAGTAAGTGCGATTTTTATGAATATAAGCGGACTGCTTGTATACAAGAAGAAAACGTCGAGGTAGAGCAAACTACTTTTGGCCCGTCTGCAAATAATAAATATTATCCTGCTTTCCAGTGGATAGCATTGTCTGTAGATCAGCCCGTTATTAATACTGATAAAGAATATTATATGATGGTCTGCTATACAGATCCATATAATAAGCTTGAAATGAAAGTACTGAGGGTTTCTAAGGGTAACACTGCTTTATTTGCTAGTCTGCTATGTGCAAATAATATTTTGTATTGGTGCTACATTAATCCGCCTGCAAGCCTTGTTAATAAGCAAGCAGCCATTAAAAAGCTTCAAGCTTGTGGAATTTTAGATGAGCAAGGTAATATTGCAGAGGCTTACAAAGATATTTTTATAAAGGTAGATGATCTATGATCGGGAAGTATTCACTTATAAGATTAAAAGACCAGCAAGAGAACTTGCGTAATCTATTAGACCTGGAGTGTTCTAAGGCACCTGTTCATCAAGATAAAGAGCTCATAGGCTATTGTAAAGGAGCTCTTGAGTATTTGCCTCAGCTTATTGTGCTTACAAAGCTATGGACTGATCAACAGCGTTATGGTCTACACGAGACTGCTTTGTTTGAGGAGAATGCTGACTTAAGAGAGAAACTGAAGACTCTGGAAAAACAGCTACTAGAGGATGATTTTTTGAGTCAGTCCTACGTAGATATTAAAGATACACATTATGTAAAACCTGACCCTAGACTTGTATTTGAGGATTAAGTTATGATTTGGATTGGAATTATTATTGGTATTATTATATGGCAAGTTTGTTCATTGATCTTTTATTATATCTGGCAGCATAATGAAGAGAATGCTATTGTGGCTTCTGCAGGTATTGCTGGAGGTATTGTTTTACTAGTAGGTAATACTTATATTTGGCTTAAAAAACTCTGGCATAGCTGGTTTTTTAAGGCTGCTCTTGTAAAAGAAGGAGATGCACAAATTTATTATTGTCGTTCAAAGGACTCTGAGTATTATATTCATGCTCAGGGTTATAAATGGGCGACAGAGCTACGAAACAAGTATACCATAGAAGACGGTTGGCGTAAGGGAGATTGTAGTTTTGGTACAATTAATATTAGATTTACGCCTAATAAAATTTTAAAGAAAGAGAATGCAAAGCCTTTGCCTAAGATATCAAAGGAATTGAGAGAGGATTATTAAAATGTCATTGAAAGAAACTATTAATGAAAAATGGAAAGAAGCATTCAAGAATAGGGATACAGAAAAAAGAACTTGTTATGAGTATCTTAAACAACGAATCCTTGTTGCAGAGAAATCTGGTCAGTTTGAATTACCTCTTACTGATGAACAGATTACTAATCTTATTGTAAAGGAATATAAAGAAAGAAACGATCTTCTTTCAGTTTATTCAATTGGAGATGATGAATATGCTGAAGCTCAGTTCATTATTGATGAGCTTGACCAATATCTTCCTAAGCAGATGAGTGAGGAGGAAGTTATTACTATCATTAAGCGTATCAAGGAGACTGAGCCTAACACGGGCAAAGTAATCGGTCTTACCGCAAAAGAAGTTGGTAACCGTTTTGACAAGTCTAAGATTGCAGCTCTTGTAAAGCAGGTGTGATATGAAAGTATTACTGGTAGTTGATGTTCAGAATGATTTTGTGACTGGTACTCTGGCAAATCCTGAAGCTCAGGCTAAAATCCCTGTTATTAAAGAAAAGATTCAGCAGCGAATTGATGAAGGCTGGCAAGTAGTATTTACGCAGGATACACATTTTGACGATTATGATAAAACTATGGAAGGAAAGTACCTGCCTGTTAAGCATTGTATTGATGAGACTGAAGGTTGGTATATTGTGCCTGAGCTTAAAGAGTTTTTGGAGGGTCGTTGGCGGCTAACTAAGACCCGTTTCGGTGATCTTGAGCTTTATCATAGAGTTGAAATGTGTGTACCGGAGAAGCTGCTTGAAAAAGAGCCTATTGAAGAGATTGAGCTTATTGGTTTTTGTACTGATATTTGTGTGGTTTCTAATGCGCTTATCTTAAAGGCGTCTGTTTGGGGTGAAAAGACGGTTATTAGCTGCGATGCTTCTTGTTGTGCCGGTACTACTCCGGATGCCCACGTAGCAGCACTTAGAGTAATGCAGTCTTGTCAAGTAGAAGTACGTAATATAGGAGATATAGTATAATGGAAAAAACGTTTAATATTGAAGTTACTATGGAAGAGCGCTGGGTTGATGACTTTTGTTCTTTTTTGAGGTATATTCAAAGAAATGGTAGTTTAGGACATTCTTCTCTTGTTGGTTTTTATGCAGATGGAGATGGTGATTTTAGACCTAGATTCAGATTTGATACAGAGTTTAATCTTACACCTGGACAGAAGACTACTAAGATCCCTGAACTTATGTTTGATGCAGGATAAGGAGTTAAATATGACAAATATTAGAGGTTGTCCTAATTGTGGGTATAATCAAGTTTTAAAGCTTAGATCAGACGCTACTGATGCTTGCTGTTACTTAAAGCTTACAACTAATCGCTATTTTGGTTTTTCTGTAGAGCCTTTGGTTTGTGCAAATTGTGGAACTGTATATATTGATGGAGCTGATTTAGCAAAAATGAAAGCGATGGTATTGGAGCGTGAAAAAGAAAGAGAATTATATTTACAACAAGAGCTTTGACTTAATGAGAGATAATATTGAGGATACTACTTATGGTATTTATCCTCCACCACTTAATGCTCAGACTGCAATACACATACTCTGTGATTATTTACTCGGAGATGATTGGTATTTTGCTGGATCTTGTGGTATAGAACAAGGTAATGCTGTTATTGTGGAACATATTCTTGACAAATACTCAAAGCAGTGGAAAAAAGATTGGAAAAATTATAAAAAGGGAGCTTAAATTTCTAAGCTCCCTATTGTATTATATAATGTGAGTGCCACGAAGCCTATGGACTTAATGTAGATACGGCAGTTAAGAGATGGCCTAAGAAGCCAATGCCAATATGGGATTAAGAGACGGAAGCTGGAGCAGTGGTAAATGGAGTGCAATGAACAGCTCACAAGTAGGTGCCACGAAGCCGGAAGTCAAGCATGAACGGAGGAAAACTGTGGTAAATGGATAATGCGAAAACCAGCCTACACTACGAACAATACGCCAACCGGCTGAGACTCGTAGAGAAACAAACTCAGAAGGGAAGAGTGCAACGAGCTTTGACAGTTGCTGAGACTTGGGTGCCACGAAGCGCTGAATATGGAGATCATGAGCGAAGTATTTGGTGAGGTTGTAAGAAGCTGTGGTAATGGAAAGAGTTAAACAGCCGGGTCTGATTTGGTGTTGAACGTGGGAAGTTCCCCGTAGTCTTCGCTTGGACTGCCAAAACAAGAGACTTATTATCAAAGAGTGCTACGAAGCCGATTGAGCGTTAGGCAAGCCTGTATCGGAAAGCGGTGTCCCTGAAGCAGCAGTAGTAAATGGAGTGAGATGAACAGCTCTTTGAAATCTTTTATTTAGGAAGGAGACCTTATTTTAATGATTTTTGATTTTTGTGAGGATACTCCGCCCAACAGTTTATAAGCTGTAGGGAGAGCGCAACCTAAATTTGTGGGCACAGCAGTAGATCCGCTTATCTACTGGGATTGATGAGAAGGAACTGTGTAGGACTAAGGTGGGAAGGTCTAGAGAAAAGTGGGCGCTAGCAGTCAGTAGGCGGTTATGACTGGGTTTTAGAGACGTACTAGCGGTGCTTCTGGCGGCTCGGAAGCAGCTATATACGATTTGTCAAGTATTGACAGCTAGGAGTTTTTGCTTGTTTTTTCTGAACGAATAAAATAAGTTTTTTGCATGCAACCCAAATGAAGGAGTACGCCAATTGCGAAGTTATAAAGCTTGAGGTAAAGAGCGATAAGTAATAAGAGCGGCCTGAGTAAATATCGGGTGTGTTGTGGGTAACGAAATCCCATCTCCTTCACCCCTATCTGTATTAAATTTAATAGTGCCACAAAGCCAAGATGCAAGAAACGCTTTGAGAATGCGTCATGCTTGGGTACAGGAGCTGTAGTAAATGGAGTTAGACGAACAGCTATTAAATTTTTGCTGTATGGGTCATTGCTTTTAGGTGAGCGAGGGACGCCTTGATGAGTTCAAATCTCATAATGACCCCTAATTTTTATATCCAAGGCTGGCGGAAGTATAGGCAGGTTGGTAAGTCCTATCACGGTAGACGCAGGTCGGAATAGATCAGCTATCAATGATCAGGGTAGCGTCCAGGTTCAAGTCCTGGGTCTTGGGCCAAACCTTTAATAAGGAGAAAAATATAAAATGGTTATCGGAATTGATTTTGACAGCACTATTAATAGCATGCTTGATACTTGGATTGAGTGGCTAAATAGAAAGCATGGTAGGTCGGTAGCAGTTGACGAGGTTAAAGATTGGGAGCTCGCTAAATGCTATCCTTTTTTGTCTAAGGCAGATCTTTTTGAACCTCTTAACACACCTGAGTTTTGGGATGAGGTAAAGATTAAACCAGAGGCAGTAGATGTGGTAGCACGTTTGATGCAAGAAGGTCACGAGATCTATGTCATTACAAGTTCACATTATAAGACTTTGCCTTATAAGCTTAAGAAGTGCTTGTTTGCTCATTTTCCATTTTTAGATAAAGAGAATGTAATTATTACTTATAATAAGTCACTTATTCGTTGCGACATTATTCTCGATGATGCAGAGCACAATCTTGTAGGTTGTCAGGGGATTAAGGTTCTTTTTGATGCACCTTATAATCAGAATTCTACTGTGCAGGATTATCGAGTAGGTTCCTGGAAAGAGTTTTATATTCTAGTTAAAGAGCTTGTAAGAGGTCGTTTTGGTCGTCCTCCTTTTGCTAGAGTACATAAATTCCGTGCAGGTCGAGGATGCGGAAAAACTGCTTGGATTCAGCAGATGATTAAGGATTCCGAGCAATTTCCCTGTTATGTAATCATGCCTGAGCATCAATACCGTAATTTCTGTAGAAGTTACCTCGAACGCTTTGGTAAGGTATGTCCTGCAAAGCTTTATACGTATGAAGGGCACATTGACCCGCTTGCAAGATTCTTTGTTGACATGCCTTCTACTTTTGGATTCAATACCTCTTATTTTGAAGACTTTAAAAATATTTATTTAGAAAGAAATCATCTTATTTTTGTGGCAGACTTTGAAAATGTACACTGGCACAATGTATAATTAAATGAAGTAAAAATAAAGGAGACATTATTATGAGTTATTATGCTATTGTAACTACTTTGAAGGATGTTAGAAAGCATCCTAATGCAGATCGTTTGCAGCTTGCTGATGTGTTCGGTAACACTGTTTGCGTATCTCTTGATTATACTGAGGGCCAACTTGGTGTATATTTCCCTACCGGTGGCCAGCTTTCTGTGAAGTTTGCTGAGGCTAATAACCTTCTTAGAAAGAAGGATGCTGATGGCAATAATATTGGTGGCTACATGGATCCTGATAAGAGAAATGTAACTGCTATTAAGCTTAGAGGCGAGAAGTCTGATGGTCTTTTCCTTCCTCTCCATTGTCTTGAGTCTTTTGGTGATATCTCTACCCTTAGAGTAGGAGACCGTATTGATGTATTTAATGGTGAGGAGATTTGCACTAAGTACATCCCTCGTACTCAGGCACGTAGAGGTCATGTATCTGAGGGTAATCATACTCGTAAGTTTAAGGCACCTATTGCACCTACCTTTGCAGAGCATGCAGATACTGAGCAGCTTGCGTATAATCTTGGAGCTTTCAAGGTTGGCGATGAGCTTGAGCTTTCTCTTAAGATGCATGGTACTTCCCAGCGTACTGGCCATTTGAAGGTACTTACTGGTTATAAGAGATCTATTATGGATCGTATTCTTCATAGACCTGGTAAGCCTGTATATGACTGGGGCTATGTATCTGGTACTCGTCGTGTAGTACTCGATACTTTTGATGGCGGCTTCTATGGCTCTAATGAGTTCCGTAAGCAGCATCATGATACTTTTGTAGGAAAGCTTTGGAAGGGTGAGACTGTTTATTACGAGGTCGTAGGCTTTACTCACACTGGAGCACCTATCATGGGTAATGGTAATAACGAGAAGCTTGGTAAAGACTTTGTAAAGCAGTATGGTAAGGAGACTGTGTTCTCCTATGGCTGTGCTCCTAATGGTGTTGGGTATTATCTTGATGAAGAGCATAACCAAATTGGTGTTGAAAATGCACTGCCTCAGTCAGATATCTACGTATATCGTATGACTATGACTAACGAGGACGGAGAGGTTGTAGAGTATACTCCTGACTTCATGCGTTACCGTTGTGAGCAGATGGGTGTAAAGACTGTTCTTGTATTTGGTAAGGCTACTCTTTCTGAGGATAGACTTCATTTCACTGCACCTAATGGCTATGATCATGATTACCTTATTGGCGATGGTGAGCTTGGAGATATGATTATGCGTTGCGCTGAGGACTACTTCGATGGTCCTGATCCTGTTGGCAAGACCCATACTCGTGAGGGTGTAGTGGTACGTATCGTAAACCGTCCTAAGTTTGCTGCTTTCAAGCATAAAAATTTCTCTTTCAAGGTTCTTGAGGGAATTATTGGCGAGAAGCTTGCCGAGTCTACTGCTGACGTAGCAGAGGATGTCCTTGCGGAGATGTAATATGAGAACTAAGAAATATTGGCGGGACCTTAGTGAACAACACTATAGAGATCTACAGGAAGCACTTAATTTAAGTGATCTTAGGGATCAGGCTCTTAGGTTTTTGCTTAAGAGCTCTGATACCTATAGAGTTGAACTTACTTCTGATGTTCAGGTTATTAATAGTGCTCCCTATTCCAAGCCTATCACTCGTTTTGAATATGTAGACGGCAAAGGTAAGTACCATAGACATATTAGACCGATAGCTATTGAAAAGCTTGAGATTATTAGTACAAATGCTGATACTGCTGTACTTAAGTTTGAGACTGTTAAAAATAGTTATACCTATTGGATATTAAATAAGGCAGATGAAACTATTGCAGAGATCCCAGCTGACTATTTTTGTACCTGTGATAAATCTAAGAAGGAGATTGATAAAGAATGATTAGATCAGAGCTTGATCCTATTAAGGATAAAATGTATGATTATTCTCTTGATACTGCAAGAGAGGAGCATTTGTATGATGTACTCAGATCTGCTCTTGGAGAAGACTGTCCACCTGAAAATGTAGATTACCTTTGTGAAGACCCTAATGCTAAGGGTTCTGAGGAAGAGATCTGTGCGCAGTGCTTTAGAAACTGGGCAGCTAAGGTAGCCGGACCCGATACTGCAAAGTCTAAGAGACTATTGGAAGCTCTTGAGCTTGCAGTAGCGGATAAGTGCCCGCCAGATGTTAAGGATTATGTTTGCCAGGCAACTGAGGATGAGAATACAGACCAAGAGACTTGCAGACAGTGTATTATTCGTTGGGCTACTTTGCCTTTTGGTAAATTTAGAACGAGGTAATAGCTGTGAATAGAGAAAGTGGAGTTAGCGCTGGTGGTGGTATTACCCTCAGTGGTTTGGTTTTTATTGTTTTTCTGGTTCTTAAACTTTGTAATATAATTAATTGGTCCTGGTGGTGGGTAACAGCACCTCTTTGGATTCCTATTGCACTTTTTGTTGCGGTTTGTATCGTAATTTTTATTGTAGGTGTCTTTATCGGAATTGTTAGAGCTATCTGTAAAGCTAACAAAAGACGAGATTAATAATTTTTTACATATTTGGCGCTTGGTTGGCTAAGAGGAAAGCTCCCATTATCTGCAGAACACAAATGTCATATTGGAGAGGCTTCACGTAATCATAAAAGAGTTAAATAAAATTAAATAATGAAAGGCAATTATGTTATGGCAAATAAAAAAGATTCGCTCGGCGATAGAATGAAAAATAATTATGAAAATAGAGCTAAGACTTATCTTACCAGAAGGCTTCCTGTGGTGATTCGAATCGACGGCAAATGTTTTCATTCATTTTGTAAGAATTTTCAAAAGCCTTATGACGAGGTTTTCCATAAGGCAATGAATTCTACCTTGCAGTATCTTTGTAAAAATATCCAGGGTTGTAAGTTTGGATATACACAGAGCGACGAAATTTCACTTCTGTTGACTGATTACGACACTATTAATACTGATGCTTGGTTTGGATACGGTGTGCAAAAGATGTGCTCTATTGCTGCTTCTATGGCTACCTTGCACTTCAATAAGGCTTTCAGAACTTATGTTAATGAGTATACTGCCGGCAAAACTCTTGATAACTATTCTATTGAACTGCTGAAGGCCAAGGATAAGGGTGCAATGTTTGATGCTCGCTGCTTCAGCATTCCTACCTCAGAAGTTTGTAACGTGTATATCTGGAGGCAAGAAGATGCTACTCGTAATGCCATTCAGATGCTTGGACAAACACACTTTAGTCATAAGGAGCTGCACAAGAAGTCTACTTCAGATATTCAGGAGATGTTGTGGCAGAAGGGTATTAATTTCAATGATATGCCTATTGAGTTTAAGCGTGGTGTTTGTTGCTATAAGAGATCTGTAGAGCGTAATGGAGCAGCACGATCTGAGTGGTATATTGATAAAGAATGTCCTATTTTTACACAGGACCGAAACTATATTGAGAGATTTCTTCCCAAGGAGAGCTAAATGACAAATAAAGAAACTTTTATTTCGTTGTGTCAATCTATTACGAGACCAGGAATGCCAGAGTTGCTTGCTTGGCTTGAGAACAGTGATTTCTTTACTGCCCCAGCAAGCACTCGGTATCACGGTGCTTATGAAGGTGGACTTGTTGAACATAGCCTTAATGTATATAATGAGTTAAAGCGTTTGATTGCTATTTATCCTGAGATCAATGCTTCTGAAGAGAGTCTTGTTATTATTTCCTTGTTTCATGATTTGTGTAAAGTAAATATGTATGGCAAGGAAGTTAAGTATCGTAAGGATGCTCAGGGTAAGTGGGAGACATATGATGCTTATGTTCATAATGAAGAGCTTCATTACGGTGGACATGGTAGTAAGTCTGTATTTATTCTGCAGAACTTTATTAGACTTCTTCCAGAGGAAGCTGTATCAATTAATTGTCATATGGGCACCTGGGACGGAGAGAATAATGTAATTGCAGCTGCTTGGGAGCATTGCCCTCTGGCTTGGCTTCTTCATGTAGCAGATGAAAGTGCAACTTTTGTTAAGGAGGCTAGAACATGAGTACTTATGTAAGAGAAAAGGTATTGAGAATTCCTTATGAAAAAACAGGTTGGCAGCATAGGTTTGAGGATGTTGATGCTGCTAGAGAGTACTGTGAACAAAATTTTAAGAGTTTATTTGAGTATGGTAAAGTAGGCAAATTTCAGTTTGCTCCTACTGAGAGCACTTTTATTGATTTTGTAATTGAGCGTGAATATGACGCCAATGACGGCGAGTGGGGCAAAGTGCGTGAGCTTTATCAAACTGAGTTTAATGTTTTTGCTCGGCTTTTTGCTCAGATTATGCCGGCAGCTGAATTTTCAGCAATTCGTGTTGTTGAATTTTGTTGGTATAACTGTTCTGAGGCAGATGATTATTATGAGTACTCTGAAGATCCGTTTTATAAGGAGATAACTTATGAACATTCTGTACTATGATGATTCTCTACCAAAAGAAAACCTTATGAAGCTGTTTAAAGTAATTCAAAATAAGGTTGGTGTTGATTTAATAGCCGTACCAAAAAACTTTGAATTAGTATTAGATTGCCCTGCAGAACGCTTATTAGAAATTAGGGATATGATCGATAAAGCTTTGGAAGAAAAGCAGAAAGAAAGTTGCTGAAATACGCAACTTTTCTTTTTTGCCTGTTGTATAATATATTAGAACTGTATCGGAGGTTTATTATGGTATATATTACTGGAGATATTCATGGAAATCCTGAGTTCTTGATTTATAGAGCCCAGCAACTTGGTGTAACTAAAGATGATATTATTGTGCTTCTCGGAGATGTCGGTGCAAATTATTATCTTAATAAAAAAGATGATCGGCTAAAAGAAGCTTTGGATAAATATATTGAAGCTACTATTCTTTGTATTCATGGTAATCACGAGGAACGACCTCAGAATGTAGCTGGGTACGAGATTATGCTTTGGGGTGGTGGTCTAGTATATAGACAGCCACAGTATCCAAAGCTTCTGTTTGCGATTGATGGCCAAGTTTATACTCTTGCCGGCAAACAGTGCCTCGTTCTTGGTGGTGCCTATAGTGTAGATAAATATTATCGTTTGGCAAGTGGTTATGCTTGGTTTGAGAGTGAACAGCCTTCTGAGGCTATTAAAGCAAATGTCGCCGAAAAACTTGATAGTATAAATTATAAGGTAGATGCGGTATTCTCGCATACTTGTCCGTTTAAGTATGAGCCTGTTGAGGAGTTCATTTCTGGTATTGACCAGTCTAAGGTAGACGATAGCACAGAGCGTTGGCTTGATGAGATTGAAGATAAACTTGATTATAAGGCTTGGTTCTGTGGACATTGGCATACAAACAAACACCATGATAAGATGCACTTCTTATTTATGGACTGGGAGCTTTTGGAGGATATACGATGATCAGAGATTTAGATCGTTTTGAAGTTATTGCAGATGAAGATGAACTCAAGTGGTTTTTTGAGCACGTTATTCAGAAGCCACAAGTAAATGAGTCTTATGCTGCAGTTTTTGTAGCGAGATTTAAGAAGCTTACTGCAGAGGAAAGAGCTGAGGTAGGTATTGCAAAAAAGGATGCAGAGTTTTTAGCTACTCAGACTTTTCGAGTTAGAAAGTTTCATGATGCAGCCGATCTTGCCGAAGATGATGGCTGGAACATGACTAATTTCGTAAAGAAGCTTAAGAGATTTAATGTAGATAAGGGAGCTTATCTTACTTCTGGTGGCTATCCACTTCCTGAGAAATGTATTGCTACTATCTTTTATGTAAATCCTTGTGATGAACTTAAAGTAGCTGATGAAGTAATGCAGAAGCTTAATGATACTAAGACAGCTATCGTTAAAGCAATGTTGAACGGTAAGACACTTGACGCTAATTTGCAGTCATATCAAAATTTCAGCAATATTGAAAGCAATGTAAAGCATGCAAGAGCTCATTGTAAGGGTTCAGTTTATTGGCTTGACTTTGATCTCGATGTTCCGCCGTGGTTTAAGGATCATGCCTGTGGGTACCAAGGCTATTATAGTCAGATGCTTGACAGCCTTAACCAAAGATTTGGTTTGGGTAATTACTTAATTATTGATACCTCAGGTGGCTATCATATTCTAGTCAAAACAAGAGCTATTCATGGTAATCCGCATCATTTCTGTGAGGATATGCAGGGTATTTATTGGAAGGCTATTACTATGGATGGTTGTATGCCTTATATTGATGAGAAAGGTGTAGAGAAATTTGAGTGTATCGTAAATGGCTCTCAAATTCCTGGAATTCCTTTGCCTGGCACCTATCAATATGGTCGACCTGTTCGTATTCTGAACAAAGAAGATTTTACAGCTGACAACATTACTAAAGTTTTTAAAAATAGCTCTAAAAATTAAGTAGTGTATATTGTATTATATAATGTAAATAAATTTGACTCGTTAAAAAGGAGATTATAAAATGAGAAATTATGAGACTAAGGTTTTCGATTACGTAGACAAGAAGACCGGCGCACATATCGTTAAGGCAACTACTATGTATGCAGGTAAGCCTGTAAGCGCTTTTGCTAAGTGTGACCCTAATGATAACTTTGATCTTAAGTTTGGTACCGACGTGGCTCTTAAGCGTCTTGATATTAAGATTGCTATGAAGCGCCATGCAAGTATGGTAGCTTATGCTAAGATGTGTAAGCAGCATCTTGAGTGGATTGAGATCGAGAGACGTCGTGCGCAGAAGGCAATGGAGCGTGCAGAGATCGCAGCTCTTGATCGTGTTTGTGAAGCCAAGGACATGGAAGCAGAGCTTGAGGCAATGTTCACAGGCATTAACTGATTTACTTAGGCCCCACCGGGCCTTATGCCGGTCAAGCACATATGGCTGTGCACGCGACTTATAATCGCGAGGTAGCCAGGTTCGAATCCTGCGGTCGGCACCAATTTTTAGAGGTATTTATATGAAGAAAGATATTTGGATTTGTTTAGTTCATACTTATACTTTTGCTCAGCCGTCGGTAGTAAGTTCTGACGGCTATTCTTCTCTGCAAAAGGCTCAGGATGCCTTGGTTATGAGACTTCGTGGGACAGGGCATTGGGAAAATGAGTTTGTATACGTTGATGAGCATAGACAGCGTAGATATGAGCTTAAATGTGTTACCTTTGAGGATTAAATATGGAAGAAAAGCTTTTTGGTAGAACATGCCCGAAATGTGGTGGTGTTTATAAAGAATGTCAGTTTGCAAAGGCTGGTATTGGTATTGGGGTACATGCCAATATGATGTGTGAGCAAGGACATAAATGGACTGAATTTTATAGCTTGTCTTATCAAGGTTTTTGGTGGGACGGTAAGATGTATAATTCTTTTGGGGAGGAAAAAGTAAATGACTAATTTGTTTACTAATTATGCTATTATCAAGAGTGCTATGAGAGAGGCACGTCGACCTAAGCCAAATACAGAAAAGGTTGCGATTAAGATTCAGAAAGAAATTGATTATGCCGCAGAACATGGTCGAGGGGATGTTATTGTATGCACTGGTGACTTCTACCTTACGGTCAAAGATCGCGAGATTATTACGCAGGAACTTCAGAAAGCTGGCTACAGACACCGCTGGAGAAACTGTAATTCAGAAGATGAAATTATTCATGTATGGTGGGAGGAAGATAATGACGGATCAGGAAGTAATTGATCGCTTTGTGACAAAAGTTAAGACTTACTATAGTGCTTCAAGGTACACAGATCGTAGAGAACCAGCCCACACTCTCGTATCTCATTTATTCTGGGTTCTTGATAAATTAGCCAAAGAAGACATTGCAAATGAAGAAGTAGATCTTAGACCTAGAACCCCGGCAGACTATGATAAGTTTATGGAAGAATTTAATTCATGTTATAAATAATAGGAGGATTTCATGTACGACAATTTTTTTGATTATGATGAGCCAAGTACAGGTGATCTAGTATATGAAGAGATCAAGAAAGTTTTACTTGGTACTGTAAAGCAAGAATTTCTTGATGAGCTTGAGAAGCTTAGAAAGGAAAATGAAGAGCTTCGACCTTATAAATATGAGCGTGATCGTATGCGGGCAGAGCTTGATACCGTACGGCGAGACTGTGAACGTCGTATTGAAGCAGCTGAAGATAATGCTAAAAGACTTACTCTTGAAGAGCTATTTGGTGAATGTGTTGTTGAAGCTTGGAAAGTAGGACGTCGTAAGGTTTATGTTCCTAAGTGTGATAAATGTGATGATGAGCGCAAAGTTCATTTTAAGTCACCTCGTGGCAAAGAACTTACTGAACCTTGTGAGTGCGATAAGTATACAACGGTCTTCGAGCCTGTACCTGCATTACTGACTAGATTTAAGGTACATCCTAAATTTCCTATTGTAAATCAATTTAGAGATTCTACTTTTGATAAGCCAGTTTATTATTGGTATACTACTCGTTGTGATAGCATTACTAATGAGTGCGAGTTTCAGATTTCTGATTTTTCTGATGTTGGAACTCATCGGACAGTAGATAACCTACCTTTCAAAGACCTTAATGAATGGTATAGTGTATTTCATAGCAAGGAACGTTGTCAAGAGTTTTGTGATTATTTGGCTAAAAAGGAAGCAGAGAAGGCTGTATAATAAAAAGAGAGGTATTTGGTATGAACATTTATGATTACAGACCTGGCACGTCTTTTATTAGGCTTTATAAGTCCAAGTTTAAATGTGAAGAAGATTTTGAAGACTTACTTAAGTTTCTTGATTTACCCTTAGATTGTGGTATTATCGATATTGAAGTAGATGCTACAAAGGTAGTTATTAACGGAGAAACTCATTATAATAGGAGTTATAGTGGAAGATGATTTTAAGAATTACTGTTGGAGATAATGATTTTACTCAAGAGCTTGAACAGTTTGCTAATGACCCTGAAGGCTCTGCTTATTTGTTGAAAGTCTGTAAGCCTGAGAATGATACGCTTACTCAAGATAAGAAGATTGAACTATTTCTGCGAGCAGACAGATTTAGAGATCTGTTTTATATGACCGAAAAGTACACTCCAGAGCTTGCAGCAGAGCTTTGTGAGATGGTTAAGCAGAATTGGGAAAATTTTGTAAACCATGTAATGGCAGATCATCCTTGGTGGGATGAAACAGATGCTAAGCGGATTCGAGAGTATCTTATTAGAGACTTTAAGGTAAAGTTTCAGAAGAGCCTTACTCCCAAGTGGGAAAATGGTGAGGTAGTTTATATTTGCTGTGGCTATCATCGTAAATGGTGGACGTTTTAAGGAGGATTTATGAGCTGTAAATTTTGTGCTAATAACAGAACAAATCCTGAATGGGAGCTTGACGAAGAGCAATGTTCTTATGCAATGACTACAGGTATATCAGATCCTGGGTTTCGAGTGATGTTTGTTAAGGATCCGCATCGCCCGTTAGTACTGGAGTTTAGCCATTGGCGAAGTGATTTACATCCTCCGCAGTGGTTAGCAGTTGCTGGATATTTTCCAAAGTATTGTCCTGAATGTGGGCGTAAAATTGATGAATACGATAGGAGTAAATTTGACAATGACTGAAGAAAAACTTAGTACTTATCTTGATAATTATTTAAACTGGAGTCTTGGTGGCATGTCTGAAGCCAGAGAGCACGTAGATGAACAGGACCTTGCGCGCTGTCTAGAAAGAGATGGCTATTGCTCTGAGCCTTATTGGCAATATGAAAAAGCACTCATGTGCTCCATTAATAAGCGTGGTGAAAAGTATTGTGGCTGTACGACTTGTGAGCATCATACTTTTTGTACACTGCTGAGAAAAGAAGGATATGTTAAATGAGTATTGACCCTGCGTTGCAGATGTTTATTTCAGCTTGTTGTGCTAAGTGCTCAAGTACTTCCTGTGGTGGTGCTCTAGATATTGTATCCAGAGCTAAATGTGCTAAGTATGCTGCATGGCAAAAGCTACCTGTAGATCAGAGATCTAAGCTATTCCTTGCCGCTATGGCAGGAGAACTAATAAATTTGGAGAGAATTACACGTGGATACTAGTGGATATATTACACAAGTAGGACCTTGGATTCCTTGTTTGCCTCAAGGCGAAACTTGTTATACTTTTACACCTAAGCAGTTAAGAGAACTGTTGGAAAAGACCTACGCAGATGGTTTTAACCACGCAAAAAATATTTATGATACTAGTTGGAACACAACTGTAAGTACAAATAATTGTAATTATACTGATGTTTGGGGAGATCAATAATGGAAAGAGTAGAAATTCCTGCGGAAGTTTATTTTATTGCTAAGAATAAAAAGAAATTTCTCAGTGAGGCTGAATGTCTAAGATATGAATATTTGTTAGACAAATATAGCAATTCTGCTAGACATAGAGTTTGTGAAGATGGTGAAGGCCATGGGCACAATTTCTTTTATATTAAGAAAGAAGAGATTTCAGAAATTTGTGAGTGGAGCTGGCATTTCCTTGGTTATCGACCCTGGTTTAAGGATGGCTCCTATCAGAAGTGGAATACTTTCACTGAGGGCTGGGTATGGCTTCCTTGGGAGGAACAGTATTCTGAAGGCTGTACTCCTGAGCTTGGTACCATAGAGGAGTTTATTGAGCTTCAGAAAGAATGTATCGCCGGTTATAAGCATTCTTTGACTATGGCTGAGCAGATTAAAAATACTCCAGGACCTCGAGACTAACATGTTTGACTATTCTGTAGAAATTAGACCGCAAGATAAAGACTGGAGAGTTATTGTAACTATAGGTAACCAAATATATTGGGATGAGGTATACGATAGTTATATTATTGCTGCTCAGCAGGCCGAGTTTGTGATTCAAGACGCTTATAGAAAGCAAGGTGAGCATTGGTGAATGTTGGAAATATAATTAAAAATCAGGTTTTTGAAACGGAACAACCTCAATATTTTATAGTGTCTGCTGTACACGGAAATATTCCTGATTTAGAGCCAATTGAAGACTATATTATGCGTAATTTTACTGTATTATACAATAATGAGCGTTATACTCTCAAAGAGGTACTTGAGAGCGAGAAGCAAAAAATTATTAAGGAGTATGAAAAGCATGTTCAGACAAATTAAAATATTTTTCAACGGTTTTAAGCTTTTCTTTACTGATAGGCAGTATTATAAGCAGTGGAAGCGTTATATGATACGTCAAGAAGCCTTCCGTAAGGAGATGATCAAACAGGCTAAGGAATTTTGCCCTTGGTCTGGCTGGTATATGCATAAGATGATGACCACTATGCTAGAGTTCTATAATAAGACTTATGAAGCGGGTGATTGTTGCTGGAGTGAGGAGCAGCGTGTAAAGCGTGTTGCTGCGCAGACTAAAAAAGCTTTAGACTTTGCTCATGATCTTGATACATATGAAGATCTCGAAGAAGAGGAATTGCTTGCTATTGCAGACAAGGATCCTGGCTTTAAGAAGTACGTAGAAAAATGGGAAAAGAAAACGGGTATTGAGGCAAAGCCTAAGCTTATGTATGGTATCGCTTGGAGTTATTTTGAAAAGAAATATACTGAAGGTATGTACAACGTAATTGGAAAACATATTTGGGAGTGGTATGACTGATGAAGGATAAGCTCAAGAATTTTAAAGTTCCTTATGATGTTAACGAGGGTCTTTGGGAACTATGTAAATATCAGCATGATCTTATAAAGCAGTATAAAGAATTTATAGAAAAGACTATTCTTGTAAAAATTCTTGAAGATTATACACCTATCTCAAAACGTATTGACGGAGACCCACGTAAATCGGAGTGGTGGGATCAGGAGTGTCGAGTACTTGAGGTTAGAATTCCTGAGACAAGATTTATGGCTATTCAATCACCTAATATAAGAAGACAATGGGAAATGCTTAACTGGGATACTCCAGTGGTAAAGCCTGAGATTTATCTTAACTTGATGTATAAAGCAGCACAGGAGGAGAAAAAAATGCTGAAGCCAATTAAAACGTTTTATGTTGTTGGGGCACCTAATTATGCAGAGTATGTAGAGGCTCGTGATATCGCGCAGAATGAAAATTGTGTGGTCGAGCTTAGATGGTGTCCTAATATTTTTGCAGGCTGGTATAACGAATACGTATATGAAGATAGTGATCCAGCAGAGCTTGATGCAAGGACGCCAAAGGTATATGGAATCTAAGGAGGATTAAAGTGGGAAGATTGATTGTTTTAGTCGGCTTACCTGGAAGTGGTAAGAGTTATTATGCGGAGCAGTTTAAGGCTGTTGATGATGCTATCTGCACTGGCGTTACTGTAATTCATTCGTCTGATGCTATCAGAGAAGAGCTTTTTGGGGATGCAGGTTCTCAGGAAGATAATGGCAGAGTTTTTGAGCTCATGAGACAGCGCACTATTGAAGACCTTAGAGCAGATAAGACTGTCATTTATGATGCTACTAACGTTACCAGAAAGGCACGTAAGTCAGCTATAGCATGTGCTCATCCCACTCATGATACTGTAGAGTGCCATATAGTGTGGGCAGAGCCTGAAGAGTGTATTCGTCGTGACAGCTTTAGAGATCGTAAGGTAGGTCCTGCCGTAATTGATAAGATGCTTCGTCGCTGGCAAAGCCCTTGGCTTGATGAAGGCTTTGATAAGATTGAAGTTCATCTAAATCAGTACGACTTTGATCAGGTTAAGTATGTTGCTTCTAAAGCTTCAGACCTACATATCTCCCATGACAATCCACATCATACGTTAGGCATTTGGGAACATTGTATGCAGGCTCATGTTAATATTATTGATAAGGGCGCAGCTACTACTGATATAATAGAGTATTCAGCTTATAACAAGCTTGCTAAGGCAGCTTATTGGCATGATATTGGAAAGCCTTATACTAAATTCTTTAAGCCTGGTGAAGATGTTGCGCATTATTATGATCATCACTGTGTCGGTGGCTACTTAGCATATGGTTTGTTCTTAGATCCTGACCATTTGATACGTGATGTAGAGATGTCTGATATTTGTCTTATAAGCTGGATTATCTCAACGCACATGGAGCCTTTCTTTAATTCAGGTTATTATCAGAAGCTTGATTCTCATTGGAAGTGGTATATTGATACTATTCATGAAGCAGATGTAAATGCACATTAAGGAGAAAAATATGAAACTTAAAATGACTCTTACTTATGGCGAAGAGATTTGTGACTGCCTTAAGGAGCAGTTCGGCTGTGAGACAGACCAGGAATTACTTGTTATTATGAAAGCGGTTATGAAAGCAAGTATGTCTAAGGATGCTATTGATCCGGAAGATATGGATATTGTCTGTGAGCTTGTAGATTAAAAAATATTTTTATAAATTAACATTATAACGTTAAAAAAATAAAATTAATGTTGTATTATATAATGTAATAACTTAGAGCCTATACTTATTTCTTAACAAAATTCTGCAAAAATTTTATTTATAGTTAGGCCAAAATAAAAACAATCAAGTGGTTTATTTTGGTAGGGGTAGGTATCTAAAAATAAATCACTTTAATTTTTTTTGGAGGTAGGTATTAAGAATATTTCTAAGATTCTCATTTCTCGTCGTTATCTGCAGGCAGAGCCTGTTGAGGCTGGTACTAAGGTGGAGCAGGCCTACCTTAATGCTTTCTTGTTTGCAAACTTTGGTATTGTTGTGGATAAGCCTGAGCTGCTCACCAAGGGCCACGTTAAGGCTATTTCTGACGAATATCGTCTTGAGGTTCCTGCGTCTTATTTTAAGAATCCTCAGGATATGAGCTATTACACTCGTGATGAGCTCTTTATTGAGCAGGTTCTGTCTTATTTCTTCGCTTACGGCGCAGATGATTCTCACGTAAAGGTATTCGATAAGCAGCTCCCTGAGTATGAGGTTGGTTCCGATATCAAGCTTCGTGAGTTTAAGATCCTCGATGTAGATGAGGCAAATGTAGTTCTCTGTGATATCGCTAAGGACTACTGTGGCTATAAGCGTCCTTGGGGCCTTGATGAGCAGGTAGAGTTCGTAGAGCTCTATAACCTTGGTTACTACAACAACTACGATGTAGCTTGTGGTGATAACGCTGTGTTTATGATGGAGCGCGATATCAATTTTGCTCGCTTCCTGTATAAGAAGGATCTTGTAAAGCTTTCTATTGCTCGCTGCGGTGAGAAGAAGGAGCTTACTCTTGATCCTGACACCAAGGAGCTTATTCGTAAGGCTATTCTTCTTGTTAAGGATTGTCCTATGTCTAAGAAGCAGGCAAAGTTCTACAACAAGCTTGTTCAGCTTACTAAGGTGCGTAATATAAAGCCTACTACTAACGCTCAGTCCCCTAATCGTATTGCTACTGAGAAGCTCAAGAATGGTGACATTCTTGGAGCCGCTGAAGTATTTGCTAAGAGTGGTTCTCTGCTTGAGCGTAACCTTAAGTTCCTGCTTTCTCGTGCAAACCCTGTAGAGGCAGTAAAGATTCTTGATATGCTTTCTGATAAGAATCCTATTGTTCTTTATCAGCTTATGTCTACCGTTATGGCAGACTCGGAGGAGGCTCGTACTTTCTCCTTCTATGCAAAGAATCGTGTAAAGGCACACGTTGAGACTGAGTATGAGGCTCGTTGGCGTAAGTCTCGCCTCAACGATGCTACCAAGAAGCTTGTACATGATACTTGCCTTGCAAAGATCGAAGGTCACTACCGTGCCCTTGAGTCTCTGGGTAAGGTTTACGTACATCCTGACTTCTATAAGGTTGCTATGCCTGTAAACACTTCTGCAAGCGGTCGTGGCATTGACATTGTTCCTACTGGTACTCGTCTGCCTATTACTGCCGATAATATCCGTACTTTCGTACATTGGGAGAATGCGTTTGATATTGACTCTTCTGTTATCGTTCTCGATAAGGATAACAATATCATGACTACTGTTAACTGGTGTAACTATAGCAACAAGCGTTTTGGCAATGCTCTGCTGTTCTCTGGTGATAACACCTCGCGTGACGGTACTGAGTACTATGATATTCGTCTTGGTGCAATGCGCCATCTTGGTGCAAGCAAGCTGATCTTTACTTTCCATGGTTTCCGTTCTACTCTCAATGAGGGTGAGATTTACTGTGGCTATCAGCAGAAGACTGATCTTATGACTCGTGCTTGGGATCCTAAGAATATCGAGCTTAAGATGCACGTCAAGGGTGAAAAGCGCGCTTACGTTGGCTTTGCAATCGACTTTGAGACTAATGAGATTATTGTCCTTAATCTTATGACTGATGATGACTCTCGAGTTGTTACCGGTCGTGAGCTTCAGGTAATGGCTCAGTATCTCGATGCTTCTAAGCTTGAGCTTAACATGGGCTTGATCGCTTCTTGGCGTGGTGAACTAGTTGAGACTCCTGAGGAGGCAGATATTGTCTTTGCAAATGACTATGTTTCTAAGGTTAAGAATCTTCCTGAGGCAGAAGACGGTTCTACCAGAGAGCAGATCGTAATTCGTTCCTTCGATGTAGAGAAGCTTTCTACTCTGGTTAACGCCTAAAAACAAAATAAGGGTGTAGTTTTATGCTACGCCCTTAAATTTCTGCTAAATTATATATTAAAGGTAGTTTTATGATTTATTCTGACAAGATGATTGTTCATAAGAACTTTGATAACAGTTGGGCAAGGGATTCCTTGGTAGATAGATTTTTGCAAACACACAAAGAGGTACTTAAATTTAGTGTAGAGTTCGAAGAGTTTACTTTTGATGAATATCCTGACTGTATTGAATTGATGGCTTTTGTAGATAGGGAATATCGTAATAAACAAGGAGAGCTTTATTGGTGTGGCACTAAGTATAAACGCCTTAGAGACCTTGTCGCCGCACTTAGTGAACAGAAAAATATTTTCAGAATTATTGTAAAATACGCTTAATCTAAGTTATTTATATCGTATAATATAATACAGAGCCAATGCTTATTTCTTAATGCCTGCTAAGCCGTAGGTCGTAGGTTCGAGTCCTACCTTTCCGATGGAGGCACTGCCTGAATAAGGCCAATACTCGTGGATTGTAGCTCAGTGGTAGAGCAACGTATATATTAGCTTGGCCGTTTTATTTAGAGGAGTTATGATGAGAGAGGACGGTTTTTATATCTGTGAAGAAGATAATGTGTTTGATGTTTTAAGTTCTTTGTATGAGGATTTAAAACCTTCTCCTTTTGCTGATGCACTTGATCTCGACCCTAATCTTGGGTGGCAAGAAGAAGTTGAGTATCAAGACTTACCTTTTGCTGATATAACAGAAGATTATGGAACAGACTTAGTAGAGTTTCAGCGTGGTGATATTCTTGTTGCAGATCTTTTTCAGTATGGTAGAAACATTAACTTAGATCATATTCGTCGTCCACTTCTTGTTATTTATGCGAATGCTTTTAGAGTTTATGGTTTTCAGTTAACTACTAGCCATCCTGCTTCGCTTCTAGATTATCTTGTAGAGGTTCCTAATCATACTGCTTGTAATTTAAGATTTCCTAGCTCTTTTAATACTGCTTCAATCGTGTCAGTTGAGCGTACTAGGTTAGTTCATCGTGTTGGACATATCACAGAAGAGCAGAAACAGGCCATTCTCGATAAGCTGTATGAGCTTAAGGCTAATCTTGATATTTTAGACACCTATGGTTGGTAGACTCAAGAAAAACTTGATCGAACAATTACAAATTTAAGTCAAATTTCTTGTTAATCTATTGTATAATATACTAGAACCAATGCTTATTTCTTTGATTATTCCAGCTGGTGGTCACGGGTTCGAGCCCCGTCATTCCGCTTTGGGATGTAGCTCAGATGGGAGAGCTCCAGCTTTCATTTAGCTTGGTCTTAATAAAAGTCCTGTTAGCTTAACGGCAAATCCTGGATGGTTTTACACGTCAATTTAAGGGACAGAGCCCCTCCCTTCAAAGGAGGAGATTCGGTGTTCGACTCCCGAGCAGGTATAATTTAATATGCCCCTGTGGCGGAACTGGCAGACGCAACGGACTTAAAATCCGTTGGCCGCAAGGCCGTACCGGTTCGATTCCGGTCAGGGGCACCAGAAATCCAGAAACTGATTATAAGTGAAATGATATATCTTGTAGTTAAGTCTGGCGTTAGCCCACCTGAGGTGCGTTAATCCTCAGTACTTATCGTGAGGGGCATGATTAGATTTCTATGCTAATACTTATTTTTATCGGTTATCTGGTAGTTCAAGAGGGACGATAACTACCTCTTTGGATTAAAGCATGGCATTAATGAGCTACTAGGTAATTCGGCGTCAAAACCAATAAACTAAATAACACACTGAGGCGAACCATTCACAAGAATGGCTAATGTCAAAGGGCCCCGATAATGTGGTGGAAGAAGTAAAGACTGTAAACAAGAATCGTACCACGAGAGGTTCCTCCAGCTTGATATGGAGTAGGCGCTAGTAAGTCTGTATACAAGACGTCAGACTGAACGGCATGAAGGTAGGGCTTAGGATGAGGTGTGGCTACGCAGACCAACTAAACACTAATTAAATGTAGCTCAGTTGGATATGAGCAGCTCCGTGATAAGGGGCATGTCGATGGTTCGAGTCCATCCATTTAATTATCTGCTCCAGTGTCTCGGCGTAGAGTAAGTGTTCCTTATTTAGTTTATTGGCAGAGATGTTTAACCTTCGATTACATTATATAATGTATAAATAGACAAATAGTTTGCATCAAAGGTGGATAAGAAATCGCGCCACCAAAATACCATTAGGTTGAGGCGTTAAAAAGTAGATAAGGTTCTTGCGCTACTAACTATTTGTTCAATATCCGCGTGCTAGCTTAATTGGTAGAGCATTGGTCCTGGCAGTTAAATCTGCGCTGAAGGTGAGGTTCGAATCCTCTATCGCGGTACTATATAGTATAGAAAATTTAAGTAAGGTAACGGTGCGGGAAGTGCTGTGTGACCATCGTCGGCTGTGAAAAACTAATCAGTACCAGGGAGGCTCCGAACCCCTGTATCAATATTGGTAGTGCTTTGTTGATAGAAGGTGAAAACTGTCTGACTAACGTCTCACTAACGTGCAGAAAGATTGCTACTAGCCTTCGGTGTCCTATAGGGGTTTAGTTCAGTTGGTAAGAACACCAGTCTCCAAAACTGGGTGTCGGGGGTTCAAGTCCTCCAGCCCCTGCCAAAAATATGGGCATATAGTTCAGCTGGTTAGAATATTCACCTGATAAGCGAAAGGTCGATGGTTCGAGTCCATCTATGCCCACCAGCGCGGGAAGATCAGTCTGTTGTTGTGCAAACTTCCTTTCAGGGTAGCTCCTGATAAATTAAACTCTTGAGTTCAACAACGGTATATTTGACGGACGCTTAGTGACGAAAGCATAAAGCGGCGATGATGCATCAGGGTTGGTAAACCTCTGTTCACAAAGTGCAGAAAGTTTCCAAATTTTATGGGTAAGTAGCATTGTGGAATGCAGACGTTAAACGTCCCGCGGGAAGTATGGTTCGACTCCTACCTTATCCACCACGGTTAACACTTGAGAACTAGAGTGCAGGGGAAGTTAATATCGTAAGATAGTCGTGTCTGCTTCTCATGGTGAACCGATAATTTTATATTGGGGTGTGGCCAAGTTGGTTAAGGCACGGGACTTGTCTGAGTACCTCAGTCTGGAAGAGCTGGGGACCAACCCGAAATGCTAAGATGGAAACTACTTAGACTATGGGGAAAGCACCTCGTCGTGAGTTCAAATCTCACCTCAGGCACCATGACTCCCGGATTCGCAGGTTCAAATCCTGCCACCCCAGCCAGATAAGTAATCAAGTTTGGTTAGAGAACTTACGGTTCCCCTTTGGGGCTATGTCCAAATAAACCGATTAGAAGTATTACTTGATTACTTTTATACTGCCCATTAGCTTAATGGTAGAGCGTCCGGCTCTGACCCGGAATGCCGAGGTTCGATACCTTGATGGGCAGCCAGCTCCAGAGTATGACTATCCTTCAACAGAAAACTGAAAACGTTAAGATTATAGGTACCTATAAGCTACGAGTAAAACAAAGAAGGAATCTTTAAGAGAGAGGAAAGCTGATTTATGATTATTTGGTCAAAAGCACCTGCTATTGGTAAGACTAAATTTGAATGGAATAATACACTTCAAGATTTGATTTTAGAAACTACTGCTCTTAAAGGAACTAATTTAGTTTGTAAATGCTCAGGTGATGTTGCTCCTATCCTTGTATTCTTCAATGGCTTTGTGAAGTCTCCAATAACAAAGACTTATGGAGAATATGAATTCGGCAAATCTTTTGGAATTACTTATATAATTACTCCAGATCTCAATCAGCAAATTAATATAGAAGCTGATGGTAAAGTGT